TCATCGCTTTATATGATAAATGATGGAGACAACTAAAGCCGCGACAAACATTATCGGCGCGACCGACCATATACCTGCTAGTGCTGTGAGTATCGCTGCAGCGAAGAGTAGCCAAGATATGTGATTGTAACGATTAGCTTCTTCGTGGCGCTTTTTAGCGGATATACGAGGTTGGGAAAAAGGTCTTCCACAGTTTGGGCAGACTGGAGCTTGGTCTGAAATTTCCTTTTTACAATCTGGACATTGAATGAGAGGCATATTCATTCATCCTTCGGCTCTTCTTTGGAAATCGTTCGAGGTCGTCTGATTTTACTAGCAGCAATTTTCATTAATACTGGACTTACATCGCTAAACCCATGTCCTTTAGATTTTTTCTGAATCTCAACCTCACTTATGAGATCAGCGATCAATCTTAAGATTAGAGATTCTCTTTTTGCTTCAGGTAATTCATGAATAAGAGTAGATAACTGCTTCCAAAGGTCTTCTAATGAATACTCAGAAATATCTCTTACATATTTCTGCCCTTCCCCAGTAAGCAACCAATGAAGTGAAGCTCCGCTTAACTTTGAGACATGCGCCACGTTCTCAAGGCCGCTCATGCCTGGCATCTTACCTTCTTCCCAAAAACCTGCTGAACTCTTCGATATACCTAAAATTTTCGCTACTTTTGCCTTTGCGCCCCTGCCAGGGGGCACATTGAGAGCCTCACACACTCTTTTGAAGAAGCCCGGCGGGTTTAGCAATACAAAACTTTCCTCTTGCCAAAAGTTAAGCAATACACTACTATCATTTATGTTCCGTTCGGAACATAGCACAACTTATGTCCCCATTAGAGAGAAAAATTCTGGTTCTCCGTAGCCGCCATAGAACGATCAGTAATCTGGCGCGGGCGTTTTCTGGAATTCTTCGCCGCGAAGTCAGGCGCGAAGAGGTATCCATGTGCCTTCGCGGAGTGCGCGAGTATCCAGTGCTTCAAGACTTATTGGCCGACGAGTTCGGCATTAACGTTGAGCAGCTTTTCCCGAGTCGCCGGAAAAAAGCTGCTTAATTTTTATCCTCAAACTGACTTTGCATCCATTGCAAAAGGAGACTCCCGAATGCAACAGCTATCTCGCACGCTGGACGAAGAGTTCAAGCGCATATCCAAAGAAGAAGGATTAACGCTTGAAGATTTGGTCAATGAAGTCGCTAGCCTCACTCGAAAGAAAGCCAGGCAGATTTACAATTTCCGCTCCGGCAAAAGCTCTCTCCCCTCTGAATTACTCCCAATTTTGTGCAAACGGTTTCGATCACTCGCGTTGATCCGCACGCTTGAAGAGTGCTGTGAGGAAACGAAGGTGGAAATTCCTGACGGGTTCGAGTTGGGGAAGCTGGTCTCGCAGACCGTGCGCGATGACCTGCGGCATTACGAGCGGTTCATGGACGCCTTTGAAGATGGCGTGATCGAGTGGGCTGAGTTGGAAGAGTTGAATCGTTCGGGCGAGCGCGTTGTGCAGAACGTTCGCATGTTTTTAGAGATTGCGACGGCTGATTACCAGCGCCGCGTGGCCTTCAAACGGGAGCAAATCCAACGGAACTCCAACGGAACTATCCAACGGAACTCCTGAAATCCAACGGAAGTCGCGCAAATGAAAAAAAATCAACAGTTTAAGGCGCGCCGCCCATTATTTATGCCGCCAATCCAACGGAACTCCTTAACCCTGAATTTCCCCAATCCAACGGAACTATGTGGCTGACTCCGGAAGAAATTGTCGAGCAAGGCATAACTGACCGTTGGGTGCGAATGAAAATCGCGTCCGGCGATTGGCAATCGCGCGAGACAGGGCAGCGCGGGCGCAACGGAAAGCCTTTGCGCGAGGTCGCGCTCGCGAGTTTGTCGCCGGAGTTGCAGCTTCGTTGGGCGCAGCGTTCGACGGTTCAGGAAGAGACCACAGAGGCAGCGACGCAGGCCGTTGTCGCCGGTGATGGTCTTGATGATGACAGGTTGACGGAGACATTGAAACGTATGTCGGCGGAAGAACAAAAGGCATGGCTCGATTACGCGCTGGAGATGAAGCGCGTGGTTGAAAGCTATGACGCGATCTCGCCGAAGCGTCGTGCGAATCCGGCGACGGGCGTCTCTGAATTTGTTCCGGCTGTGCTGGCTCTGTGCGCGCAGGCGACGACGATGGACGCAATCATTCTTGAGAGTGAATCCCATAGGGCGCAATGCCCTTCACCCTACACGCTCGATGGCTGGTTGAGGAGATACAGAAAAGACGGGCTGCTGACCTTCCTCCGATCCCAACCTAAAACGGACACAAACAAACGTGATCGGCGCAAGGCAGTCATCTCTGAAGGAGCCGTCGAGTGGGTGAATAAATACTGGCGCAACTATCGCAGCGCACGTCATCTGCACAAGGCGTTGAAGAAGCGAGCCGCGCAGGAGAAGTGGACGATTCCGAGCGAAGCATATTTCTACCGGCTGTGGGACAAGATTCCTGAGCTTGTGAAGGCCGCGACGTTGCAAGGCCAGAAAGCCTACACGCAAAAATTCTCTCCTTATGTCCCGCGCGACTATTCAGACCTCGGAGCGTTGCAGGTTCTCTGCGGCGATCACAGCGAGCGCGATGTTGCGGTGCTTTTGCGCGACGGGAAAACAGTGGCGCGTCCCTGGCTGACAATCTGGTTGGACCTTCGCACCTATTTGATCTGGGGCTGGCATCTCGATCTCGTGCCATCGTCAACGACGATTGGAATGGCGTATGCCGATGGCGTCAGAAACTTTGGCGCGCAGCCTCCGTCGCGGCCTGATCATGGTTACGCGAGCTTCCTCTACACAGATCAAGGTAAGGATTACAAATCGCACAACTTGGACGGCAAGGTCATCAACGTGCATGAACACGCGGCGGCGATTGATGGCGGGATGGAAGTTTTGCGCGTTCAGCGTCGCGTCGGACTGCTCGATGATCTCGGTGTCAAGCATCTGCTGGCGCGCGGTTACAACGCCAAAGAGAAACCCGTCGAGCGTGTTCATAGAGACATCTCCGATTGGGAGCAAAACACTTTCATCAACGATGGCTTTTGCGGGCGCGAGACGAGCAAGCGGCCTGACCAGTATCGCGAGAATTACGCGCAGCATCAACGCTTCCTGAAAGGCAAAAGTAAAGAGTCCCCGTTTATCAGGATTGACGATTACCGCGAAGGTCTCGCGGGCTTCATTCACGAACACAACTCAACTGTTCACGAGCGAACGACGCTCGGCGGCGCGCGTATCGTGCCGCTCGAAGAGTTGCGCCGGTTGTATCCGACGCGCTTCGAGATTCCGGCTGAATCGCTGGCGTTGCTGTGCATGAAGAGTGATAGCCGCGAGATCGGGAAGAACGGGATCACATATTTTCAAAAGGGCTGGTCGTTCCTGCATCCGAAGATGTCTTCGTTCAAGGGGCAGCGCGTCGAGTTCAGATACGACGACAACGATTACAGCCGCATCTGGGTCTTTCTTCCTGACAACACAATCTGCGAGGCCGAACTCGTCACACGCACCTCGCTTATCAATCCCAACAAGCAAACGTTGAAGACTGTCGCCGAAGTGAGCGCGCACGAACGGAAGCTCCAGCGCGAGTACACCTATCTGGCGCACTCGAATCTGCGCGGAGAGACGACTGAGGATCGCGTCGCGGCGTTGATCGAGCCAGAAGAGGTTGAGGTGATTGAGGCGGTGGTGGCGGCGGGCGGTGGCGGCGCGCCGGTTCACATGATGACACGGATGGACCGAAAGAAGATTCACGCAGTACCGCAATCGCGTTCGGTGAGCGCACAACAAGTTTCGAGTGTGGCCGTTGATAACTCGATCTTTGAAATAGCCGACACAGGAAAGGTGAAGGAGTTTGATTTCGATGAGTAGAGCCTTAGCTATCGCACCGCGAGCGACTGAAGAACCACGCGGTTGGGTGCTCCTGCTGGTCGGCAGCGAGCGTCATTTCTTTGTTGGAAAGGGTTCGGTGTGTGGTCCGCATTTCGTTCCGGCGATAGCAGAGGGCGATTACGAAACGCGCAGCTATTGTCGCGGCGTTGCTAATTGCTGGATGTGCGAAGAAGCACTTGAAAGGTTCGATGTCATTAACAACAGGTGAAAGGAGGACACTGACTTGCTTCAACTATTTGAGTTCATCTTTTCAAGCGCCTGGGTCTATCTCGGCACGCTAATTCTGGTTTGCGCTCCGTTCGCGATTCTCGCGTCCGTGATTGAAGATTTTCTAAAAGTCTGGCGTTTGGGCAAACGGTGAAAAGTCGAAATGATGATGAACAGCACACGATTAGGAAAGAAGCGAACGATCACGCCAATGATGCGAGCGATGCGCGCACACGCGCTGCGGCTCTGCGTTGTGTGTGGCGAGCGGAAAGCATGGCCGCTCTTTCAACCGAAAAAGAAACAGCGTGCACTCAACATCTTTTGCAACCAGTGCGGCAAAGAAAATCCCGAAGGTGTCAGAGCCGCGCTCAAGCCACAGCCCGCGCCGGTCGTCAATGAAGAGAATCTGCGTGCCGCGTTTGATGCTCTCCGGCGACGAATTGAACGAATGATTTCAAGGGGAAAGGAGGTGAAAGGTTTGAAAGATGAAACAGGCAAAACGCCTGATGAATACGCAACCAAAGTGCTGAAAGTGCTCGACCGGATTGCAGCTATCGTCGGCAAGACATACGCCGAGATGGGCGATGCGTCGCAGATCGCGGACGACGAAGCACTGATGAGAATCCGCGATGAATTGCTCGACGTGGATAGCACCCTGATCGAGCGCAATAAAAAGAAAAGGCTCTCTCGCAGCTAACGAGAGAACCCTTAGCAAAAGGCAGGCTCGACGTACATGAGCCGGAGACAATTTCCACTCCGCTTTATACGTCGAGCCTCCCGCCAGGTCAACTGCAAAAATTCAAGGAGAATTGCAATGAATGACAAATTAACAATCGTCGGGAAACCGCAGCATGGCGATGAAGACCTCCGGCTCTGGCTTGAGCGTCACATTGCCGCGCATCCACACCTGACGACGAACATTCTCTCCAGGTCGAATCACATCGGCAAATCGAAGACCGCGCTCGATGCCTATCTCGAAGGAACTTATTTTCAATCGAAAGAATTCGGCGGGTTGGGCGTCAATCCTCAAAGCTCAACTATCGAAAAAGCTATCCAGGCTTATCGAGAGCGGGTCGAGGGCACGGCGCGGCACGGCTACACAAACAAATTTGTTGAAACGCATTCCTGGAATCAATTTCAACACGCTTGCAAGACAGCGATTTCAGAGAACGTGATCGTGGTCGTGTACGCGAAGCCTGGCGTTGGGAAGTCACGCTGCCTGCTCGAATACTCCGTCAGGAAGATGGAGACATCGCCCATCAACATTCTCTGCTCGACCAACGTGACGCCGCGCTATTTCGTGCAGAAGATCGCACGCGCGCTCGGCCTCGATGACAAGCCGCCAACGGCAAAACTTGAAGACAACATCGCCGAAAAGTTGAAGCGCAATGCGCGCCCAATCTTCGTGGATCAAGCAAATTATTTGAACGAAAAGAGCCTCGGCACAATCTGCTACATCTGGGAAGTGGCGCGCGTGCCCATCGTCCTATTAGGCACAAAAGACCTCTATGACCTGTTCACCACAAGCCGCATGACGGAGGACGTGCGCGCTCAACTCTCTTCGCGTGTCGCGATGCACTACCCGCTCAAAGAACTCTCGCTCGGCGAAGTCAAAGGCATTGTCGAACGCGCTCTGGGGCCGAACGCGACTGCCGAAGAGATCGCTGAAATTTACAGTGTGACGGGCGGGATTCATCGCCACGTTGACATGATTATCCCGCGCTACAACGAACTCGTGAAGGTCAATCAGGCTGATCTGGAAAGCGGTCAGATCACACGCAAGGCAGTTCTCAACGCAGCCGGTCGCAGGCTGATGACAGGGTGAAGAGATGAGTAGAGCAAGAAAAGCAGATTTCAAGATTGATGATGTCATCGTCACAGTCGCGTGCCCTTACTGTCGCGCTCCACAACGGCCTCCGACTTATCCAAATTCATTTGGTTGGGACAAGAAAGACATCAAGCGAATTGGTCATAGCGGCCAAATCACCTGCGACAAATGCGGGAAGGAATTTGAACTGCCAACAACCCTTTTCAATCTGATGAAGGGATGAAGCAAACGCTTCACAACTTGGATGCACTTTGAATATGAGAACAGCACTCCAACAACAAATCGCACGGCCATCTTCCGCGCCGCTCGTCACGCCCACGTTGATCGTGTGCGGCGACTGCGCGGGCGATGACCTTTTACCCATCAAAACGTTCGTTACTGCGGACGGACGTTGCTCCCGATGTAGAGGCCGCAGTTTTGAATTGGCATCAATTTTATGTGGCGCATTGAAGCGTCATTTGACCGAAGGAGAAAAGAAATGAAATCACCACAACCACTAACGTTGAGACAGGAACAGATCAGAAAAGAGCTTGCGGAAAAATTCAACATTGACCCTGAGCGCGTCCTGTTCCTCAACGAAAAGAAACAGGAAGAACCCTGGCTCTCGGCTGAAGCGCTGGTCACTATCGCTCGTCAGTCGGAAAACTTTCAGGCGATTGATGAAGGCTATGACCAGTACATTCCACAACTCGATCAGATCGTTCACCGCGCCACTGTGATTGACAAGAACGGGCGTTCATACAGCCGTTGCGGAATCGCGACCGTCCGCGAGCGCGAAGACGTTGACGATCATGCGCTGGCTGCCGGTCGCGCCGTGGGCGCGGTTTTGACGGCAGCCGGATTCAATCCGCTCCGGCCTGGCGGCGTCGTCACACTCGACTTAAATCTCGGCCAAGATGCCGGACAGGTAAAGGTGGAAGCAGTGCGTGAACTGAATCTTGATCTGAAACAGATTCACGCGCTGGCAATCGAAAAGGGTCTTATCAAACATCTGCCTGGCGGCATGAAGGATGTCTCTGAATATCGAAAATTGTTGAAGGACAAGTTTGGTGTTTCATCCTCAACGGAAATGGCTGCCGAGATGCGGCAGTCATTCATCAACCACATGAGGCAGATGCCGGATTACGACGAATTCGCGCAGGTCGCTTAACGCGAGTAGCACGCACCGGAGCCGGAGAGATTTTGTCTGATGAATACGCAGTTGAAATTTGAAGTTTACGAAGCGGAGTTGCTGAATCCCCTGCGCGGCCATGAACTGACCGAGTTGGAGAAATTCGTCGCGACGCTTTTGTTGACTGCGACAACTCACAGACCGATTGGGATCAAGGAAGTCATCGTCTCAATCAGGAGCGAGTTGAACCTCCAAATCAGCGAGCGGGTCGTCAAGCAGACCGTTCGCAAGCTGCGTAAGGAACACGGCTTTCCGATCCTCGCGCGCCGGAAAAGTCCCACCGGCTACTGGTGGTGCGGTTCAGTAGAAGAAATGGAGGCATTCATCGAGAGCTTTCGCGCGCAGGCTCTCGATGAACTCCACACGCTCTCAACCATCATCAAGCAAAACTATCCGGCCTTGCAGGGTCAGTTGAAGTTTGATGAATAACTCAGAAAGGAAAAACCAAAATGCAGCCAGCACGTCAAGCACGTCCAGGAACAGGCAGCAGCGAGCGTTCGGTGCGAAGCCGGATGATCGCGGCCATTCATTTGAAGTTCAAAAAGCTGCGAACAGATTTGCGTTTCTGCTCGGATGAAGAAATCCGCGATGAACGTCTCGCATTTATCAACGATGCCTTGAAATCGAAGCGCGCAATCATTTCGATGCGCGACCTCTCGGATCGTCAACTCGGCCTTGTGCTCGATGCGCTCTCGCGCCTTGAGACACAGCCGCAGCTTCCGAACAGCCAGGCCGCAAACGTTGCGGCCAATGCGGGCAACGCGAGTGCGGAGATCATTCACCTGGCGAGCAGCGAGCAACAGCACACGATTGAAAAGCTGTTCAACTGTCTCGCTTGGGATGATGAATTACGCGCAAGTTTTGTCAAACAGAAGTTCAAGAGCAGCCCCGCGATGCTCACATTCAAACAAGCCAACTCTCTGACGATGATCCTCTTGACCATCGCGGCGACGCGTGCAATCAAAGGTCGTGGCAGCGTCCAGCGCGTCTCGCGCCTGATGATTCGTGAAGAAATTCCAGCCCTGAAAGCGCGCCTCGGCATTGACCGGAAGAGTGATGAAGGAGGTCGTTGAAGTGAACAAACATAAAGCCCCACAGCCGCAAAAGATTTCCTCTTCTCACGAAGTACAGCATCGCGCACATGAAGCGAAAATTGATTATGTCGTTGAGCATCGCGAGGAATTCTTGAAGCTCGTGGCAGCCGCAGGCGAGCAGAGCATTCAGGAAGTAGTTGATGAGCTTGGTTACGTCTCAAGTATGTTTGGAGTGACCTTTGATGAGCATTTATTCAAGCGTTGGCTCCATGCATATTCCCCTCACTCGGTTGATTGGAACTTTAATGCACGCCCGATCAATTTCGCTGTTTATCAATCTGTGATGGCTATTCAATCGCGGGGCAAAGTTGTTGCAGCTTAGAAGGAATACCAATGGCTGATAAATCAAAAATCGAATGGACGGATGCACAGGACAAAAAGGCACAAGAACTTGCTGAGAAATTTGATCTGCCTTTCTATCTCTTTCGTGGTGACACTGGTTGGTACAAGAGGTTTTTTAGTAGTGGAAATTTGGATGCCGCCGGTCCTGTCACTGTCCTGCTGTGGAAGGCATTGGAGAAAAGTGATTCACAGCAAAGTCAATCATAGGAATCGCACTTGGAGTAGATGATGGCCGATAGATCAAACATCGAGTGGACGGACTGTACTGACAATATCATCGTCGTTGAAGGTCACGGCTGGTGGTGTCGCAAGAAAAATCTACTCTGCAAGAACTGTTACGCCGAAGCCCTCAACGATAACAGTTTCTTCAAAGGCAACCATCTACCTTACAGCGGCAAGCCTCCGAAACTCGTGTTGCGTTGTGAGATGATCGCGCGCTGGTCGCGACAGACGAAGCCTCGCAAGCATTTCGTCGCGAGCATGACGGACGTGATGGGTGAATGGGTGAAGCGTTCATGGCACTTCGAGATGCTTGATGGAATGCTCGCTGCGCCTCTGCAAACTTTTCAGATACTCACCAAGCGAGGACTGGTGATGTTGACCTCTGTCAAGCTGTGGATGATCGCACGCGGCATAACAGCGCCCCCGTCGCATATCTGGCTAGGATTCAGTGCCGGAACGCAGGATACGTTTGATGAAGAGTGGCAGCATGTGAAGCATCTGGCTGCAATGGGTTGGACGATCTTCGTCTCGTGTGAGCCGTTGCTTGGTCAGATCATCTTGCCCAAGGACTTTCTAGCGTTAGGCAGACGCGCACAGGTCATCGTGGGTGGTGAATCTGGAAAGAAAGCACGTCCGATGCATCCAGAATGGGCGCGCTCACTGAGAGATCAATGTTTGGGTGCGGGTGTTTCCTTTTTCTTTAAGCAGTGGGGCGAATGGCTTCCGGTTGCAACGCCACGAATGAAGTGGACGATTGGTGATTCTAAACTCTTACACATTGATGGCTCAATCAAAGATGCAACTTGGTCTGACGTGATGAATTCAAACGGTGCTGTATGGGCTGTTCAGCGCGTCGGCAAGGAAATCGCAGGCCGTGTGCTTGATGGCCGGACGTGGGAGGAGTTTCCCCATCGCGAGCTTCTTTTGGAGAATTGATATGGACGGACGAAGCATACGCTGCCTTAACTGCTTTGACTTTGAGCACGGGCCTTCGGGCTGCGATGCGCTCCATTTTTTCCCTGAGTTGCACGTCAATTTCCTGAACGCTCCAACGCGATATTTGCGCTGTGTGTGCAAGAAGTATGTGCCTGTGACCGAGGCGACGGATGCGATCAAATTGCTTGATAGATTGCTTTGGCGATTGTCACATCCCGAACAAAATTCCAATCTGGAACCTGAAGCAGAATCTATCTTGCGAAGGGTTTTGAAGCGTCTGCGTCAAACGGAAGAAATTAACGATGATCGAGATTAGCGAACTCAAGGAAAGTGATGTTGGACGGCGCGTGATCTGGGAAGTTGCGCCGGACGTTGAAGAGTGCGGACTGCTCGCGGTATGGGCGGGCGGCTTGCTGGTCATTATGCTGCCGGAGAGCGGAAGCAATTACATGAGGCCGATTGAGGTCGAGCCAGCGCAGGTGCGTTGGGATGACAAAGAAAATGAACACAGAAAATAAAGTTGATAACAAATCTTCGGAGACCATGTTGCGCGTTCTGATCGTTGATGACATGCCCGACATTCTTGAATTGCTTGGCATCTCGATCAGCGTGGCGGGCTACGTGGTTGTGACGGTGATGTCTGCGGAAGCTGCGCTTGAGGCTGCCCGCGCCGAGCCGTTCAACTTCATCCTTTCGGATATTGGGATGCCTGGGATGAATGGTTATGAACTGGCTCAGGAGCTTCGCAAGATGTCGCAGTACCGCCATACGCCGATGTTCGCGCTGACAGGTTTCTCGATGTTTGATGACAGGGCGCGGGCGCGCAATTCGGGCTTCACCGATCTCTTAACGAAGCCGGTCAACCCGCGCACGCTGACTGATTTGATTGCGCGGCACTGTCGCTAATTTAGAAAGGAAGCAACATGGCACACGATTACAAAGAGCACGAAAAAACATTCTTGCAGGAGAGTCCTGAATTCCTCTCACGTATGGCGCGCTATTACATGCTCGACATGATTCGCGCCACGATGCACAACGAAGGTTATGCCTTAGAGGGAAACACGGAAGAGAGCGACCATCGTTGGTTGGCGCGTTGGATTTATCAACAAGATGGAGACAGGCATCATTGGGATCAAGTGCCGGAAGATGTGCGCGAGCGTTATTTGAAGCTGGCCCAAATCCTAATGGAAGCAATTCCGCATCTCATGTCGCGTATCTCTTCAAGGTGTATCGCCATTAGCCAGGCCGTGAACACGACGATCAAGGCTGAGAAGCTGCACGAATGGTATGAGCAGCAAGAGAAGCATCCAGCGCGGAGAATGCGCGGATAGTAGATGAAAAAGCTGGTTTCTTTTTGTGAGGTAAAAATGTCAGAGCCTACAACCTGTGGAATATCTATTCCTGAAATAATTGCCGAAGGAGGGCTTTACTGCGGGAATTGTAATGAGTGGCGACTCATACACAGCGATGGTGAGGTCGAAAAATGCCGCGTGTGTCTGGATGAAGGTTGGAATTTATACGAGGCGGCAGATGCCATTGTGCCTTGAAGCGAAATTTTGAAAGCAGTTTTAACAGAGGAATTCAATGAGCATACTCGGAGTGGTTCAGGAACAAAGAGTTTGGTTGAAAACCTTTCATGGCAAAGTGGCGCATCTATGTGTGATTCGTGAAGGCGAGAGCGGTAATTTGCAAGGAATGGCACTTTGCAAGGTGCGAGTAAAGAGCGGTTGGTATTCACCGTTCGGGCAACGAAGATGTTCAAGGTGTCTGCGTTACGAGAAGTGAGAATATGGAAATCAAACTCCAATTTAAGACCGTCGCGGTTCCTATCAGGGATTTGCTTGCCGAGTTGAAGGAAGACTTGCGCGTGCGAGGATACGCTGAAGATCAACTCGAAGATTATTTATTGTGGGCGCATGAAGAAGTAATTGCGAAACTTGAAGGACGCGCAGCACCTCCGCGCCCATTGCCTCGAAACTGTCTCGTGAATTCCGTGCGTTGCCACGCTTGCTCTAGTCTAAACGTCATGTCTGACACGGACGCACGCGGCGTGTGTAATTCCTGCGGGCACGCCTGGGATAACAGACCCGATGAAACCGCGCCGGAGCTTCATCCAGACGATCCGCGCAACTGGGCACATTGGGTGACGTGTTCTAACTGCGTCGCGAAATATGTCTGCGAGGGCAAAGGATGTCAGGAGTCAAAGTTTCACGGCTGCGGCTGCATCCTTCCGCTCGGTATGCGCTATCCAGAAACAGGTGATGATGATGTCTGACAACCAAGTATCTCAATGTGAAGGCTGCGCGCTCAAGACAGGCGCGGCGGCGAACTGCGAACCGGCGAACAATATCAAGGCGCAGTTGTGTGTGCTTGGTGCGATCCCTTTTTACTGTCATGAAAAGTTGGACTGGCAGAATCCAGAAGCGCATAAAGCTAAACGAGCAGATGTGAAGGTGCTCGGCGTCGGAATCTGTCAGGGATGGAAGCGCGAAGTCGCGGAGTTAGCAAAGACTGGTTACTACAAAGATCGTGGCGACTGCAAACAAGACATGGCGGCTATCGGGATCGCGAACCTGGCGAAGTTCATCGAATCAAAAAGAGGTTCGCAGGAGAAGAAAGACGCAAGCGAGGTTCTTGAATTCATCATTAAAGAGTTGAATGAGCAGAGAGGATTCTTTAGCGAGAAAGGCGGAGCGATTCATGCCACAGAGAATTCAACGCAAGAGAGTTAAAGGCTGGCGGATGCCTGAAAACACCGTGAGCGTTACCAGACCAGGCCGGTTCGGAAATCCCTTCACAGTGCGCGAGTACGGCAACATGGCGCTTTTCATGTTCGAGAACAATCTCAAGATCATTCTCGCCTCGCGCTCCGATTTTCTTTTGCCCTTACGGGGAAAGAATCTGGCTTGTTTTTGCAGGGAAGGCGCGCCGTGCCATGCTGATATACTTTTACGATTAGCGAATGCTTGATGAGCTATTGGACGGGAGGATGCACAGCGATGAAATGCAGCGAGTGCAATGCAGATTTCGGACAACACTTTCAACATTGCTCAAAGTTTGATACGGCTTGGCCTTATCATGGTGTCTTTTACAATGACATGCCTGATGGAGCTTATGCCTCGCACCCTGTCGCCGTCTTCGCGATGAAAGAACAGGCAGAGCTATACGCAAAAGAATATGCGGAAAACGCGAATTGGATAATCAAGCCTGTGAAAGTCCTTGTAGAACCATAAATCAACTTAATGATTTGAGAGGTGAGCATGTCATATATTGAACAAGAATTGACTAAAACCAGGCAAGAAGCGATTGATGCCAACGCGGAAGCTCGCACCCAAAAGCAACTGGTGGAATTGATTGAGAAGCAACGCGATCATGTCGAGTCGCTACTCCTTAATCTCGCGGCGGAAGCGGCGGGAGTTCTCCCACACTCGAAAGCATATCGGGAAGCAAGAGAGTATTTATGTGAGAATGCGGGGTTGGATAAGTATGAACGCAGGTTAGATGATCCTCACGATGATTAGTTCTTGCCACTAAACCTTTCTTGTAATACTCTCCGAAATCGAACAGAGCGTCCTGCCACAGGACTTCAATAACAACCGAGCGGCTCATGTGCAGCCCGTCAGTCTAATGCAGACTGGCGGGCTTTTCGTTTTCACCGAGCCGCTCTTAAACCGACGCGGGTCTTCCGCAATTCACATGACAGGAGAACAGCAAATTATGAGTGAGAAGAATTTGAATGCAGATCAAGTCGCAGGCCGCGCGGAGCAGATCGCCGCCGACGTGAAGGAGACTGTTGGCGAGGCGACCGGCAACAGGGGTCTCGAACGCGAGGGCGAGCGTGATCACGCCGCAGGCGTCGCGCAGGAAGCGGTTGGCGATTTGAAGGAAGGCGTTGACGATGCGGCGGCGAACATCAGCGAGGCCGTCCGCGAGCGCAACGAAAAGTAAGAATCGTTAATCCTCAGCCGCAAATGTCAACGGCCCGATGGCACGCGGAAAACGTGCCATCGGGCTTTCAAACAAATGAGCCAAACATTTTCAAATCTACGCGACCTTCTGACCGGAGGGTTGCACAAACGGATCGCCAAAATTGAAAGCGAGGAAATTGAGATGAGAGATCAGATTCAGCAGATGCGTGACGCCGAAGCGGAATTGCGCGCGGCAATCAGCGACACTGCTACGCGGATGGACAGTCGGATGAGCGATCTTCAATCGAAGCTTGCCGACGCCGAATTGAAACTCTCGGCAGCGGGCACGCCCGTTGACCTGACGAGCGATATTCAGGAGTTGCGCGACGATGTGGCGCGGCTGCAAGCCATCGGTCAGCCTGGTGAAAACCCGCCACCGCCGCCGTTTGTGATTGATGCGTCCGAGACGGATGCAGGCGCGGGAGATCAAACGACAACCGACGCAGGCGACGAAACGGCTTCGAGCGATAGCGCTACTCAGGCGACGATTGACATCTAGCCACAAGCACTGCGCGCACTCGCGCTCCGGCTCCTGAGCCAACTTGCAGCAATGCTTGATTAGCACAACAGGAAACGTGCGGGGACGGAGGCGCAACTCGAAAAAGCGCAGGAAGAAATCTCCGCGCCGGAGACGCGAGTGACGCAGATCAATTCGCAGCGCGCGAAAGTAAAAAGCGATTTAGCGGAGGTGGAGCGCGCCGCCGCCGCAACGGATGACGAAAGGAGAAACGTTCTCAGTGAAAATCAGACAAACATTGACAGTTGTTATGACCATGATGCTCTTCATGGCAGCCCTCAGCATTCCCGCGATCAACGCACAAACTAATTCACCCACTAACGTCAAGGAGAATCTGCCCGACGGCAACTATATGGCCCGCGTTCACGGCATCGAGCAGCGCACGAACGGCGCGGTGCACGCACGCTACATGGCGACGCGCAACGACGCGCTTTATCGTCTCTGGCTCGCCGAGCCTCTTTGCGAAAAGGAAATCTCTCAACTCAATACGGGATTAAGCCTGGCGAAGAAGGATGGCGAATTAGTGAGCACGCAGGCCGCGCTGGAGCGTGAACGCGCCGAGCGATTCTCTGCCGCCTACTCCGGCGAACACGCGCTATGGGTGCAAGCCCAACATCTTCAGGCGCGTTGGCGCGTGAGCAAGCTCTTCGATAACCCAGACATGCCGGTCAGGTTGAAGATGGCCGTGCCAATCGTGCAAACGTGGCTTACCGCAAAACGCGAGTAAGGCGGGGCGCAAGGTTTAAGCGCCCTTTGCGCGCTCTCTCTCGGTTCGATTCATCTCCTCTTTTTTATATGCAAACCTCTCAAATTATCGGCTGGAAATCTTACGCGGTGGGCGCGGTCTGCATCATTATCGGTATGGCCGCTTTGACGCGCGGATATTGGGGCGACGGACTGAAGGGCATTCTCGGCGGTCTGGCATTGATTACGCTGCGCGATGCGATAGCGAAGATTTTGAGAGCCATCGAAGATAACCGGCGCGCGATGGACAATCTGCGCGCTGTGGCCGACACCCTTCACAGTAAATCAAATTCAAGATGATGCTTCTCATTCACATGCTTCTATTTTTTCAGGCTGCGGACGGGTTGGCTTGGGCGCAGTTGATTCAGTTTGGCCCAACCGTCGTGCTGCTGGCACTCGTCCTCTGGTTCCTGATCCGCATGGCTCCGATGTGGAAAGAAATTAAATTGCGCGAGATGGAGTTGAGGTCGGAAGAAAACGGGGTCAAGCGCGAACAGGCGAGCGCGCTCGGTCAACTCGCCGAAGCTCTCCAGTCAATCGCCGTCGAACAGAGAAAGGCCACTGAAGAAGTCGGAATTATGCAGCGCATGAACGCTGACTCATCGGACAATTTGAGCAGTAACGTCAAGGCTCTGACGCAACGAGTTGACGTTATTCAAAAGCAGATCGGCGAGGGGCGTCTCAGCGAAAGCGCAGCCGCGCATTAAATCAAAGAACTCGGAAAGCGACACACATGAATCAGCGAGAACAAGAACGCGAACGTATCGAGCGCCTGCGAGGTTGGATCATCTACATCCTTTACAAGTCGCGGCCATCGCACCTGGAACTTGATTCACTTCAACGACTGCTCGATAAGCGCAACCTGCCAATCACACGCCGCCGCCTCGCGGAAGAGTTGGACTATCTGCGCTCGTTACGGTTTATCAAAATTTCCCTGGGAAGCACGCGCTCAGAGTTGGACGAAGCGACGCAAACTCGCGTTGTGCAACGCTACGCGGACGCTGATCGCGCTGAGGCCGAGCCGGTGTGCGCGTGCCTGACGGCGGCGGGCATCAACTTTCAGGAAGCGTTTGATGAAAATATCACGGGGATCGCTCGCGTTGATTGAGAATTGATTATGCCCAGACGCAGTGCCGTTGCCGAGCTTCCACCCGAACAATTTGAGTTTGTCATTCATGCCATTCTCGACAACCTGACTGACCGTGAAATCTCCGCGCGCTTCAAAACTGAATTCGGCAAAAGGCTCGCGAAGAGTTCGCTCAATCGCTGGCGTGCGACGGCTGGCAATGAACTCGCCGACCGCTTTCGTCTCGCCCGCTTTCAAGCCAAGCAGCTTTTAGAAAATGTTGAAGGCGAAGATGCAGACGCATATCAGCTTCTCATGCGTAATCTTGAAGACCGTCTCCTGACGGCCACGCGAGAAGTTATTACTTCCGACCCGATCAAGATGCTCCGCATTCGGCAAGAGGAAGAAAAGCGTCGGTTGAAAGAGCGCGAGCTTGATGTTCGCAAAGAGCATCTCGAACTTGAGCGCGAACGCTTGCGCGGTGTGCAGATTGATCGCGTGAAGTTGAGCGAGGATTTCACTGCTGACCTGCTCGAATACATCGGGAACGACGCCGAGGGGTTGCGCTGGTTCAAACGCAACGCAAAAGACTTCGATGGTTTTGTGAAAAATAAATATGGCGCGGCGCAGCAATAACAAAGGGACATCCGCAGTTGACAAACTCATCGCGCAGGCCGAGAGCCGTGCGCGTGAAGAGGGCGTCGAGATTGAGCCGGATGAATACACGCTCGATTGGTATCGTCAGGAATGGCCTGCGCTCAAGCAAGTTTTTATCGAGCGTGAATTCAAAGTTCGCGATGCTTTTGATCGTAACAAACTCAAGCCTCTCATCCTCAATGACGCACAGCTTGAACTGCTCGAAGCGAGCCTTGAAGCAAGTGAAGATTCCGCGCTGGAAGATTACACGCTCAAGTGTCGTCGTCTAGGTATCTCAACTTATTACCTAGCGGACTATCTCAGTGATGCGATTATGGAGAGCGGCCATCACGTCCGCATCGTCGCGCAAGACCCCAAAACATTAAAGTCCTTGATGAAATCGCTCAAGGAAATGTACGTCAGTCTGCGCGATGAAATCAGGCCGCTGAGTAAGTATGACGCGAAGACGGAATTAGAGTTTGATGATCCCGAAAAAGATGTAACCGGCTCGCGGGTGAGCATCTCGACTGTTGTTGCAGGCAAAGAAGAGACAGGGCGCGGCGATACGATCACGCGCCTGCATTTAACGGAGATTCCATTCTGGCAAGGCGATGCCGAAATCGCTGCCGTCGCACTCTGCGACGCAGCCAAAGGTGGAAAGATAAGCGGCGAATCAACTGCCAAAGGCGTTGGTGACTGGTTCCATCGAAAGTGTGTGCAGGGTAAGAAAAAGCTAGGCGGCGTGCGTTTCCATTTCTTCGCCTGGTGGTGGAATCAGAATTATCAACTTGCAGATGCGCGCTTCGAGCTAGAGGGCGACGAATGGTTCCTGCTCGTTGGTCATCAATCTCTTGATGCTCTCGATGAAGATGAACTCGCCGCAGCACGAGTTACGACATTCACCAAAGAGCAACGCATTAAAGAGAATCTGCCGCTTCAATCTGAAATTGAATGCGCTGCACAGATTCTTGATTTCCTTAAACAGAAGGGACACGTCGCAGCCGAGGCGTTGTGGACGTGTGATGAAGTGGCGAGGCGGATTGCATGGCGTCGGCAGGAGATCGCGAAGAAGGGTGCAAAGAAGTTTCGAGTCGAGTATCCCGAAAATGATGCTGACCCGTTCACGCAAACGGGCGGCACGGTCTTCGATCAAACTTACACTATCGTCAAATGCGAGCCGCGCGCTCCTGAAGTCGGACACCAGTACGTTGTCGCTCTCGACCCTTCGATGGGCATCGAAGGCGCTGACCCTGCGGCTGAATCTGTGATTGATCGCACGACCGGCGAGCAAGTTTATTTCTGGGCAGGCTATAAAAAGCAGGATGCACAGGGCGCGGATTGCTGCGAATTGTCAGACCGCTACAACGACGCCGAGATCGTGATCGAGTCGAACATGGGCGAGGCTGCGATTCTGGAAATTGAGCGGCTTGGTTACGGCCATCGTTTGTATAAATATCTCGATACGCAAACGCAGCGTGACATTGACGATGGAAAGATTTCAATGCGCGACGCCTACGAGCGGGCGCGGCCTGGACTGCCGATGACAGAGCGGTTGAAGCGATTGGCTATTGGGTTGTTTGAAAAAGCATGGCGAGAGGGTGAGTTCAAGGCTTCTTCCGAAGGCTTGTGTGAAGAGGCAAAAGTGTTCGTTCAAACGGGCGACAAGATGGGCGCGAAGAGTGGCTATCATGACGACGAAATTATGTGTAACTGCATAGGTTGGTTTGTCGTCGTGACATCACAAGTTGGAGTGGTCGGGTTTAAGTCGTCCGGTGTGAAGCAGGCGAGCGCGCAGGCGCGCGGTTACTGATATGGCTGTAAGAACGATGGAAATTCACTGGCGAAATTTAGCGCAGGCTGGTTACGAAGCCTATGCAGCCAACACTGGCAATAAGAATTTTCGCGGTGAGGAAATGCCTGCATTCAATGATTTGCCGGAAGCAATTATCAATGCCTGGATTGCTGCGACTCGACATATTTGCGAACTCTTTGGTGCTGCGGTTATAGCTTGATGGAACCAAAAAACGATAACAATCTGACAGACGAGATACTTTCGAGCGAGCGCATCGGAAGTTTTATGAATCTCGCTTACGGGCTGCAAGGGCAGGGACTGCCCGACAATCCAAGTTGGGTTTGGGAGCAGTTGCGCTGGAATCCCTGGCTCTCGATGGTCGTCTATGAAGACCTCGAAGAGAAAGACGATCAGGTCGCGATGTGTCTTGATGCTCGCAAGGAGAACGTCCTGGCGAAGTCGCGGCGCGTGTTGCCTGCGGGTGACAAGCGACAGGATCACAAGCTGGCAGAGTTTATTGAAGAGACGTTGGAGAGTTATTTCGATGTTCAGGACGGCGCGCATATCGGTTTCGAGAACGTGCTGTATGAAGCGTTGGATGCGATTGGCAAGGGCGTCGCGATTGGGGAAACGATTTACGGCGAAGCGGCTGACCGCATCTTCATCAAAGATGTTCGATTCAAGCCGCAGCATCTGTTCTCTTTCGGCGAAGGCCGGATGGCCGCGTACTCGACCTCAACCTACCCGTATCCACAAACCGGCCCGCTCAGATTGAGGCCAGGCATTTTTGGTGAAGGACTCAGTAGTGAAACGCCGTTGCCGGAAAAGAAATTCTTCGTGCATAGCTTTCGCCCGCGACATGGAAACCGTTGGGGATCGCCGCTGCTCAGAAAAGTTTTCTGGCTCAGTTGGTTCAAGCGCGCACAGGTGAAGAACTGGCTACGCTATGGCGAGAAGGGCGCAGGCTCTGTTATCGCGAGATACAACGACGGCGCGGGTGAAGCTGAACAGGCACTCGCGCTCGATGCCGCACGCGCGATCTTTGAAGAGAGCGCCGTCGCGCTGCCGAAGAAGTTTCTGGTTGATAATATGGAACATGTGCGGCAATCAATGGGCAGCACGTACAGCGAGTTTGTTGACGACTTCTGCAACAACGGAATCGCGAGGGTGATTCGCGGCCAGACGTTGACGAGTCGTGGCAGCGAAGGCGGCGGCAGCCGTTCGCTTGGTGAAGTTCACGAGCGGGGCGAAGCGCGAAAGACGGAAGTTGATTCCAAGAGTTTGATGATGGCCGTCAACACCCGTTTGGTTTGGCCGCTTACGTTAATGAATTTTGGGCCGGTTGCGCGGCCTCCGGTGTGGGGCATCAATTACGAGACAGGCAAAGACCTGACTGAAATCTCAAACTGGCTGCAACGTCTGTGGCAGATGCACGTCCCGATCAAGCGCGACTTCGTTTACAACACGTTCCAGTTGCCGGAGCCAGGCGAAGATGAAGAAGTGTTGCCGCCGCCCGCGAGCAATCAGGAAGACACCAGCCCAAGCGAAGCGACGGGTGGAGGCGGCGAGTTCGCCGAGCAGCAAAAAAAAAAGCCCAGACCATCGAGCGACAGATTGAAGAAGCCGCTCGATGATGTAGCATGACTTCATTTCAAAGAATGTTGATAGGGTCTCCGTTGTGCGGGCATTCGAGATTCTAAGATTCTTTCGGCTCTTTCAAGCTTTCGAGGAAGGGCAATTGTGCAGTTTGAATAGAGTGCGTCAATCACCCGCATAGCCCGCACACCATAGAGGCGTAAGGCGTAGATATTGCCGTCCTTATAAGGCACTGGCGGCATGGTTTCTGTAAGCTCAGAGATGAATGCTGCGAATTGAGTTGTGATGAAACTTGAGCCATACAGTGCTATCAAATAACGTCTTTTTTTCGGATTTGCTGGAAGGCAGCCATCGCCATCAACACACCCACGCCAGAAATCTTTATTAAGCTCTAGTCCAACGACTTTGGCTGTAAAACTCTTTCTTGGAGTGACGCCATACCTAGCGACAGCATTAACGAGATGTCTTGATGTGACTGTGAGCGCAACACTGTGCCCTTTTTTATCAAAGACGCGAGAGATTTTGCTTGATGAGCCTAAGAATTTTCTAAAAGATTCTACATGTTCTAAGTCGCTCTCTTTTAGTTTAAGCGTTATTACAGGCGAGCCATCTTTGCGTTCACAGACTGCGCCATCTGCCATTAGAAAGCCAAGCCAGTACGCGCTCTCTTCGGTGATAGAATCAAAAGCCGATTCATTAAGCGTGCATTTCCTATTAGCGACAGAAGGCGGGCGTCGGTCTATTCCTGCTCCTTTAAGGATGTTGCGTATAAGATTTGCTCCACAGTTGAAATCTCTGGCAATAGCTGTGGATGATTCACCTTCTAAATATCTGTGGATTATTTTTTGGGAACTACGCAGGTGGGACTTGTTAAATAATCTCGCCGCTTCAACCGCCGTTCTTTGAAGACCTCGACGCTTTAACTCAGCACGTACAGTGTGTTTTGAAACTTGAAAATCTTTGGCGATAGTAAGGGACGATTCGCCCGCCTGATACCGTTTGCAGATTTCGTCAACTTGATTATCGTTCAGCTTTCTAACGAGTCGGGTTGCATCCATCAGCCCGCGAACAGAGATGCCGTGCCGCTTGACATGATAGATGATCGGGGCGGCACTAGCCAGACCGAACACTTTTGACAAAGCATTAGCGGATTCGCCAGCCTGATACCGCAAGCAAATCTCTGATATTTGACGGCCTGTTAATAATCCACCTTTCATAACTTGCCCCTCACGCTTCAAAGATGAAATAAGAAACCTTGCCCCACACTTCAAAATCGACGCGCTCGCTACCATCTTTAATATTGAGTGTTGTAACCATCAGTTGATCGTGAAGTCTGACTATCACTGTGTCGCCATCGTCTGTAATGGCGGCTCTATCTATCACTAGAATCGAGCCGCCGTATCTCACGAAATAAGTATCCAACGGATGCTTGATGAGATTGATGTTGAGAATCGCCGCACTCATGCCGCATCAGCTTTCAAGTGTTGATTCCAGTTCAGGCTTTCACGCGGGCGCGTTTCACGCGAGGCTTGCCAGAGGTCGCCAAAGTCACGCTCGCATAAGGTGTAATCGTTGGCGAGAAACCCAAGCGTGAGAAGTGAGACGAGTACGGGCGCGTGAGTCAATCCACAGTCACGACAGACAACTAGCTCATTTTCGGCTAACGTCAATTCCGCGCCGATGTTGGGATTGGTTTCCTGACCGCAGAGCGGGCAGGGTTCAGGGATTGGGTTGCTGTTTAGTTTGATTGCTAGATTCATTTCGCGTTCCTCCAATTCTTAGCTGTTTTTCTGATGAAGCTCTCCGCCGATTCATCAAAGTCCATAGTTGCTGTATAGGCTTCGTTCGCGGCGTGTCTGATGAGGTCACACTTGTGGACAAGATTCTCTTCATAGGCAATGCTGCCGATGAGAGCGATCAATGCGACTGCGCCGATGCTTTGACTTGCCCACAGAATTTGTGCGACTAGATGCGCGGCTTCTTCATCCGTGATGGATTTGAAGTTGTAAGGGTTACTTAGCTTCTCTAGCCTTTTCTGGCGTTCAAGCTCAAGGTTGCTTTTCATCACTCTTCATCGCCTCCATTCCATTTGTGGTTAACCGCCTGCATAATTAGCCGTTCAATGGCATTATCAAATTCGCTCGTGTAGTAGTGGGCTTGGTTGGCGGCATTTCTAATCGCGTCGGTCTTGCTTGGTTCGCTGGCATACGCAACTTTGCCCAACAGCGAGATGAGGCAAACCGCGCCGAGATCGTTGTCGGATTGCAAGATTTGAGTAACCAGATAGCTCACTTCATCATCGCTCTCGATGGCTTTGAAGCCGTGTTTGTTATCCTCTGCTGGTTTCATCGCTCGCGCCCTCCTTCTTAAATTCGGCTCGCCTCTTTGCCTGCTCGCGCTCCGCAAACATTGACTCTGTGGCAACTTCGTGAACCCGATTCTTCATCGCTTGCGCGAAGTCGTTGAACCGCACGCCGCATTGTTCTCCGATAGCCGCGCCGAGTTCTCCAACCAAGCGCAGAGCGCCCGTCAAGGCGTCTAAGTTGCGATCTTCGATAGTCTGAAAGGTTTCGGTGTGGCCGATGAATGAAAGCAACACCATGAGGCCGTGTAGATGTTCGACGGCGGTACGTGTTGCGAGAAAGTGGTGCGTTGTTGGGGTCGGTTGGTCGCCAGCCAAGCTGAAAAGTTCTTCAACGTTGTATGTGATGGAGACTTTGCGATTCATTGCTTGCCTCCATCTCGGAAATCACGGATTAAATGAGTAATCCTTCCAAAGACATCTTCATCAAGGTCGGAGAGGCCAAGCGTTACGGTGTCACCCCTAAAGAGTCTTAAGATATTGTTATCGCTTAACCAATACTCTCCGTTCTCAATCTCAATTTTTCCGATGATGGACTCTCCCAAATGCTCAACAACTACAAGGTCGCCGACTTGTGGCTTGATGGCTCGATTGACGATAAGAATATCGCCAGCCAGTATTCCAAATCCCCCGTTATAGCTATCTTCAACCATCATCAAGAAGGTCAGCGTCGGGTGTTGAGTTACAAAATCTGTGAGGTTGACGTTTTCAAGGTTGGACTCTTCTTCATAATCCCTGTTTACGTCTTTGTATCTGCGCCGTTGTTTCTTCGTTGTGATATTCTTTCTCGGCATTGTTCCCCTCCCGCTACTTAAATCTGAATCCCACGCATCTTCTCAATCGCGCGCCCCTGCCCTCTCAAGTCATAGACCATGACTTTCTTGATGGCGTTGACTGTCTGCGGCTTGGCGTTCGTGGTGTTGATGTTGATTGAGGTTTGGTTCGTCGTGTGATTCATCTTCTTTGTCTCCTTGAGTTCTGCAAAAGTGATTTGTTGTTACGTCCAACTGATGAATATAGTATAGGCCAATGGCCTAATGATGTCAACAATATAATTAGGCCATTGGCCTAATTAACATTTGTCCTTCGTTCGCCTCTGCGTAAAAGATTCTTGACGCTAGTAGGCCATTGGCATAGACTTCGACATATGAGCGGTGATGAATTAAAACAGAGGCGTGAGTCGCTTGGTTTTACTCAGGGGCAACTGGCAGAGGCTTTGGGCGTGGACATTATGACTGTTTCACGTTGGGAGCGCGGCGCACGCTCTATACCGGAATATCTATCGCTTGCGCTGGAAACTATTGAGCGCAATCATGCTAAAAATAAAAGCAAGAAGAAGCCTAGCAAGAAGTGAGCGGTGCTATGGTTGATGTTGAAGATAATGTGCGCGTTCCCTCTGGACGCTATGCGGGGAAGATTGGCATGGTGCTTAGAACGAACACTCACAGCGACGCGAGAGGCGCAACTTACACGGCTGTCATCATGCTTCCTGACGGCACGATTGCAGGCACGTTCGATGCTAAAAAGCTTGAGAAGATTGTTGAGGCTCAAGCTGAAACCGATGAGGAAGGGCAGAGATGAGATTTGAGAATATAGGAACTACTGAACTGTTTTTGCTTGCCTTCGTCTGTGTTGTTTTCATCGTTCCGCTTTGGCGAATTTGCACAAAGGCTGGTTTTTCAGGTTGGTATAGTTTGATTGTGTTAATTCCTATAATCAACCTCATTGCTCTTTTTGTGTTTGCTTTTGTCCGGTGGCCTGTCGAACGCAATACAAGGGGAATTTAATTTGCTCTAATATCTCTCACGCTCTATATTCATCCCGAAATCTTGCGGACTTTCACAGTCCCTAAATAGCGATCATTAGCGGCTCATGTGCAGCCCGTTGGCCTGAAAAGGTTGGCGGGCTTTTTCTTATTTATCACATCGAAAGGAACGAATCATGGAAGCATCTCCTGTCAAAGTAACGCTGGAAGTTGGTCATACTGATAAAGGCGAGGTGAATCACAAAGATGTCACCATCGGTAGCCTGCTTAAAGGCGGCGACCTCTTTTTAATTGAAATGAATATGAGGTATCGAAATGAAAAGGGCGAGACGCTTTTCAACGTCTTAGCACTGGAAAGAGCTATTACTAAATTTGGCGACCTTCCTATTCCTGTTAGTCGAGGAGTTCTTTTAGACCTTGATTCGATTGACCTTGAAGATTTAGTTGAAGCCTACAATAACTTCGTCGGGCAACACGGCGAACCGCAGCCTCTCAGCAGTAACTCTCTCAAACTTGTTTACGGGTATGAAGTCAACGGCGATGTTTTTGATGTCGTGGAGTTCGGGCGAGTCTTGACGGGGCGTGATGTCGTTGATGCTGAAAAGAGCGAGCGCGAGTCTGCGTCAAGGATGAGATGTTTTCTGGCGGGTCGTGAGATTGTGCGCCTGCGTCAAAGCAACGGTGAAAAAGTTGTGGAAGGCTTGCTTGATGTAAGGGCTTTTGATGATTTGGCTGGCATAGACGTTTTAGCGATTTTGTCTCACAGCGAACTGTGGATGCTGTCAGTTCGGGCAGAGCGTTTAGCCCAAAGGCAAGCCAACAATCCAACCGCAGCACAGTAGAGATAAAGAGCAATGGGAAATTCAGGTTCAGTATATGAATTATCAATTCTGCTATCCCTCCAAGATAGGGCATCGGTGGGGCTTGATAAATTCGAGAAGAAGCTTCACGGGCTAGGCGGGACGACGGCGAAGTATGCCGGAACGCTCGGCCATCTCTCAAAGCTTCACAACGAAGTCTTTGACCCTATTGCGCGTGTTAGTTCTGTTTGGAAGAATCGAATTGATTCTCTTGAGGATTACACCGATGCTTACATGAGGCTTTTGAGAGCGCAAGGTAAGTTCGAGGCTATAAATCTATCACCATCTGACAACGCGAAGGCGTTTGATGCCGTCCGAAAAAACGTACAAAGTTTGGGCGGCCTCTCCCTCACGGACACGACAACCGCGATAACAACCCTACATACCGCACTCGGTAGTTTAGATGAGGCCATTGAAGCCTTGCCTCTTGCTACTAAGTACGAGTTTGGCTTTAAGGCTAAATTTGGAGATCAATACAGCACAGAAGAGATTGAAAAGCAGACCGACGCAGCTTTCCGCTTTCTTGAAGTGACGGGGAAGGTTGCGAAGGGGCGCGCTGAGATGGAGAAGTATTTCAACGTGATGGTGCAGATGCAAACTGCACGCGCTGGAAAGGTTTCTCCTACTGAGTTGTTTGATTTCGCTCGCATGGGTTCGCCTGCCGCTCAGGGCTTATCTGTTGAAGGCTTGCGCCACATGCAAAGCGTTTTGATGGAACTGAAAGGAGCGGGAGCGGGAACGGCTTTGCTGTCAGGTTATCGCGCTATGGTTACTGGCGTGACGCCGCAATACGCGGCAGAGGAATTTTCGCGGCTTGGGTTAGTTGATAAAAACAAAGTTCAGTTTGGTAAGGCTCAGAAGATAAAACGGATTCTACCTGGCGGTAACAAGCTGGCAGAGCCGTTCATGCGCGACCCCTTAGAAGCTGCCGATATGCTCATGGGGGCGATGAAAACTCACGGCATCAATACCGCCGATGATAACGCTGTTCGCGCGGAGCTAGGGTTGCTTTTCCAGAAGAGTACTGCTTTTCGGATGATGAGCCTGCTTACCACGCAAAGGAATCAAGTCTTAAAAGAATCTGGGCTTGCCGAAAAATCAACAGGCGTTGATGAGCTTAATAAGCAAGCGCTAGATTCGGCACAGGGCAAGCTTGAACAGTATAAGGCGTCGGTTGAGAATTTTCGCGCTGGCGTTGGGAAGCCGCTTGTTGAAGTTGGAACGCAATTAGCAACCAAAGCTTTGCCTTTCTTTCAATGGATGTCCGATCATCCGAACTGGTCTTTAGGGCTGATTGTCGGTGGTAAGGCATTAGGTGGAATAGCAGAAACGGCAACCATTCTCGGCACTTCTAAGTTATTCAGCTTCTTCTCCAATAGCGACAAAGGAGCTAGAGGGCTAGGCGATTCATTAGTAGTGGCTGAGAAAAGAACAATCGGCTTTACAAGCGCATGGCAGAAATCAACACCCGTTGTTAGTGATGCCATCAAGTCAACCGAAAGCAAATTATCGGGTCTAAAAGGCAAGCTCACATCTTTGACATCATCGCCGTTCACTGTGGCATTGAAGCTTACGGTTGCAGGGATGGCGTTAGAAAAGCTGCTCGAATTAAAAGACGAATACGATAAGCGAGAGGCTGATAGGCGTGACTTTGCGAAATCATCGGGCGAGTCGTTTGCAGATTATAAATCGCGGCAACGGTCAAACCGCCTTCTTGGGATAGACACATCGGGAGATGATTCAAGGGGTCTTGCTCAAAAAGCAGTTGAAGCAATAAATCGAAAGCAGGAACTAGAATCTGCACTCATGCCTGAAAAGTTCGGAGGCTTCTGGGGCCATGCTTGGACTGCTGACCGCCCCTATGGCTCACGTTGGAATGTATTTAATACGTTTGACCCTGATAAAGCAGGCGGAATTTTTAGGCATGTTGCGCCAATGCTCGACGACCCTAAAGTGATGCGCCAAGCCTTTGCCCAGTTAGGCAAGCTTGGCTTGACACCACAGGCTACGCCCGACCTTTACAAGTCACTGCAAAAGGAATTTCCGGTTGGATTCTCTAAGGCATGGCAGGAGTATCAAAAAGAGATAGAGGGGTTGAGACAGCCAACCCAACAAGCAACCGAAGGTTTTCAGAATTTAAGCCAACAACTGATACCTACTAATCAGTATTTCGGTCAACTTCAATCGCAGCTATTTCCTCTTCCTTCCAGCTTCTCCAATTTGGGAGGCGCGGCCACCTCTTTAACCGATAGCTTCAATAACTCAGCCTCACGATTGAATAATGTTCCTTTACCGAGCGGCGGGGTTCAGCCAAGCCCTACTCCCACGCCTGCGCCGATTCCGTCATTGAATCTGCTTGGCAAAAATACATTTGAATATCCTCCGTCTAAATTAAACACATCCGCGCTCAATGCAGGTCTTGCAAGGGGTCTTATGAAAGGCGGAGATACGCACGTTCATATTACCTACTCTCCGAAACTTGAAATCAAAGGCGATGGCAGCAGCCCTCAACAGTTCGCGGCGTTGCTTGAAGAACACGCACACCAACTTACAAACATAGTTGAGGCGCGACTTTCAAACCGGATAGATAGGTATAGAGAAAGGGGTGAAGGATGACGCCCGACAACCCACACGCCGCAATAGAATTGACGGTTTATAAACATGATGAGCATGGCAAGTATGCGCGTGACAAGCATGGTGACAAAATCATCCTTCGGCAGCAGGTTTGGGATTCTTGGCGGCATCCTCGACTGTTCAAGCAAGTTACCGTTCAGCTAACAACGGGCATGGCATCAGAGGCGGCTTTCAGGGTCTTTGATTCAACGGGCAAATTCGTTGACAGCCTTTTAGGAATAAAAGAAGTTCTGCCTTTTGAGATGCGCTGCTGGATGGGTTTTGGTCAAGGATTGGGAGAGCCTGTTTTCAAGGGGATGCTGGCGCGGATAGAAAAGAGTGAAACGGACATAACTTTAAGAGCCTATGATATGGGCTACAAAATGCGGCAGATGGAACATGCCGGATACCACAAGGGAGATGACCTTAAAATTCTCAAGAAGCTCGCTGAACGTAGTGAGCTAAAGTTTGAAGGACCTGACAGAGAGTTTAGGATAGGACACCACCGTTCTTACATGCAGGCTGGTCAAACCGATTGGGACTTGGCTAGTGAGCGGGCGCGAGAAATCGGCCTCGTTCTTTATGTAAGAGGTGATACGCTCTTTGCAAAAGAGCCAGCCATAGTCAAAAGAAAGCCATTAATAGTTTTGACTTATAGAAAAGATGCGTTGCTGCTCCGCCCCTTTGACCTCAGTTATAAGCTTCCTGAAAATAAGCGGGGGCGTCCGTCTGTGGTTGAAGTGCGCGGGCGCGGGCATGGCGGTAAATCACTCGTCGGCAAATCTCGGAAGCACAAGCGCGGCACAGGCAACGTCTTTTTACAGAAAGATATTGCGAACCACACTCAAAGCTATGCTGACCGCGTTGCACATGCAAAAAAACAGCTTCAACGTGAACACTCTTTCTCCTGCACCGTTCGCACAATTCCGCAGCTTCCAAGCGTGAGGGCTGATGTTGGTGATACTGTTGAACTTCGTGAATTTGGCAGTCTGTTTTCTGGATTGTACCTTTGCGACAAGGTTACGCACGACCTCGTTGCCGCAGGCTTCACAACTGAATATGACCTTTATGCCGATATTGAGGGAGAGGAATGAGCAAGCGCAGCATTAGCCCATACGAACGCTACGGTGAGTTGTCGCCGGAGACGGATGCTTATCTGACTGAATATATTTTCAGAGGAAGCGACACGCTGACAGGTACTGAATATATTTTCAGAGGAAGCGACACGCTGACAGGTTTAGCGCATCGCTTTTATTCAGACTGGCGATTGTGGCGCTTGATCGCCGAGCGCAACAGGATCGCGGACGTGCGGCAAATCGAAGCGGGAACGCTCCTGTTGATTCCGCAAAGGCCGCTTGAGAGCGGAACTTTCGAGCGTGTTTGACGAACATGCAGGTCGCTTATGGGGTTGGGCGACGGCGAGCCTTTGAAGATGGAACGCTTCGAGAAGCTGCGCCCTTCTACGATGAAGCGTTAGGCGAAATCATCGTCCATCTTGAAAAGCAAGAGAACCTGGCGAAGTTGCCAGCCCTGTTCTTTGAAAAGTTTATTGGTTCATTCGATCTTCTTTTTGAAGTGCTCGGCGATGGATTGTTGGCGTCTTATCTGTTGGGGCGCGATCAGGTGTCGGAGGTCAACGATCAGGTTGAGTTCGCTGAAGAGGATTTCTTCAAGTTCGACGTTGCCCCGACAAAGGCGATTGAGTATTTCCGCAGGAAGAAAGTTGTCACGCGCAAAGAGTTTGATGACTTGCGCGATGAAGCGCGTGCGTCGGCCTTTACAGTTGGCGGCATCTATCGCGATGACGTTCTCGAAGGATTTAAGACGGAGATTGCACGCGCACTCGAAGAGGGCACGCCGCAGCGCGAGACCATTAAACGCTTTCGTGAAATTCTCGACGGCGCGAGTCAGGCGCAGCTTGGAGCGTTTCACCTTGAGACAATTTTTGACAAAACTTTTGAGTGCCATCCGATAAGCCCGCTTCACTTGGAAGTGCTATTTAGAAAGAATATGCGAGCGGCGTATCATTGCGGCAAGGTTGGGTTAAAGAAGCTTTTGGCTTCATTATGAATTGGCAAATGCTTTTGAGGTTTTGAGATGTTCCAGCATTGGCTGCGACATTTTGAGCATGTTTTAGGTGCTTGGTTGTTTGCATTTGGAAACCACACATGCCCGCATCTTAGGCATTTACGTTGTGCGATATTCTTTGAATCTTCAATTATCCTCTTTGCTCTTTTTAGTTTTCTAGGAAGGGCAATCGAACAATCCGCGTAAAGCGCAGTTACAACTTGTGCGGCTGTCGCCCCTCTGATAACCACCGTGAAGATGTTTCCAAGCTGAAAAGTTTTAGGCTTGAAGTTGGCGATGCTTTGAACGAATAACGAAAATTGCTCCATCAAAGCTTGAGAGCCTAGCAGGGATAATTGAGTTCTATGTTTGGTTTTAAGGTCTGAATATCTCTGAATGTCTGACAGTGAGCCGTCGCCATCAATTACTCCGCGCCAGAAATCTTTGCTCTGTTCAAGGTCAATAACTTTAGCCGTCAAAGATTTTCTTGGCGTGATTCCATATCTTGCAATAGAGTTTGAAAGCTTGTTTGAGGAAACCGAAAAGCAAGCGCAATTTCCGTCTATGTGTATTGGGTTAGATGCTCCTAAGAACATCTTGAATGCTTCAAGATGTTCAATATCACAACGCGCTAAAGCTATTGAGATGCGCGGAGAAGCACCATTTCTCTTATGGACACAACCATCTGCCATCAAGAAGCCAATCCAGTACGCGCCTTCTTCATTCAGGGAATCAAACGCCGCTTCGTTTAATGTATGTTTGCGCCGCGCTTCGGGTCTTTCCCGTAACTCTACGCCCTGCTTTTTGAGATGATACGAAATTGATTGAGGCTTGATTTTATATCGTGACGCCAGTTGAGGCGTTGTTGAGCCTGAGCGGTAGAGCGATGCCATTTCAGCGATTTGATGTTGGGATAAGTTTCCGGTTAATGCTGCCGACTCTTTATGGCTGCGAAGCTTGATGCCCGACCAAGTAAGGCGATTGCAAATTGTTTCATGGTTCACGCTGAATGCTCTTGCAAGGGATGAGGCGGATTCGCCAGCCTGATACCGCCGACAAATTTCCGATATTTGACAATCTAATAATTGATTTCTCATTGTGTTAATAGGGGCGCATTTTTACGGTGCGCCCCTTCCCTTCACGCTTCAAAGATGAAATAAGCAACCTTGCCCCAAACTTCATAATCAACGCGCTCGCTACCATCTTTAATGTTGAGTGTTGTAACCATGAGTTGATCGTGAAGTCTGACTATCACCGTATCTCCATCATCTGTAATGGCGGCTCTATCTACCACTAGAATCGAGCCGCCAAACCTCACGAAATAAGTATCCAACGGATGCTTGATGAGATTGATGTTGAGAATCGCCGCGCTCATGCCGCATCAGCTTCCAAGTGTTGATTCCAGTTCAGGCTTTCACGCGGACTAGCTTCACGCGAGGCTTGCCAGAGGTCGCCGTAGTCGCGTTCACACAGGCTGTAATCGGTGGCGAGAAAACCAAGCGTGAGAAGTGAGACGAGCAGGGGCGCGTGAGTCAGGCCGCAGTCACGACAAACGACTAGCTCATTCTCAGCCAGTGTTAGCTCTGCGCCGATGTTAGGGTTAGTCTCTTGACCGCAAAGTGGACAAGGCTCAGGATTGGGGTTGCTATTTAGTTTGATTGCTAGGTTCATCGTTCTTTGCCTCGCTTTTTGGTAATGACTCCATGATTGAGAGTAAGACGTTGGGCGCATCACTCTTAACCTGTTCCATGAAGATTTTGAAGCACTTCTTCATGGGGACGCCTAATGCCGCCCTACCGTAAGGGTAAATGTCATGCGCCATCTGTGCGTCGGGGTTGTGGTCTTTCAAGTATTTAGCTATCCCCTCACAAGCGCCGAGCACCATGTATTTAACCGTCTCTAAAATGTGCGCGGGCGTTTGCGGGTGCTCAATGACCAATGCGATAAACTGAGCTTCTAAGACTGCGGCTCTTATTTCGCGGTCAGTTATTGGTCGCCTCTTCTTCATCGCCCGCGCCCTCCTTTCGCCAGTCCATCTCCGAGATTAAGTCGCGGATTTTCCCTAATGCTTCATCGTCGGTTAGTTCGCATTGGTCTGTGAGTAGAAAGCGCGTCTTGCCGATGATGTAGGCGATGCGCTCAAGCGTTCCTTCAAAGTGCATCTTGCGTTCCGGCTGCGCTACTGGCTCGGATTCTTCCTCTTTCCTGAAATCGTGCGCGATCTTTAAATCGTTGACGACGTAATCATGGAACGTGTCATTAAACTTTTGGGTTGTCTTGAAGAACTCAAAGAGCGCGTGCCATGTGACATCTTCAACAGCGCACCCACAACTTTCATTTCCTGAACCGTCACAATTCGCAGCCAAGCCAGCAAGGAGCTTGATAAGCAACCCTGCTATACCTCCACGCTCCCACAGGTTGATTCTGTTTGAGATGACTTCGGCTAATCCTCTCGCCTCGCTGCTGTCAATGGGGTGGAATACCCAAATCTCAGGCGGTTTATGTTCTTGTGTTGTAGAATCTTTTGGCATCGTTATCCCCTCCGAACAGTTGTGGTTAATGGTGTAGAGGCTGGCTGGATGCCCATATCCAGCCAGCCCCCCTCTTTAGCGGAATCCCCTCCCGCTATACTTGAATCCCACGCACCTTCTCAATCGCGCGCCCCTGCCCTCTCAGGTCATAGACCATGACTTTCTTGATGGCGTTGACTGTCTGCGGCTTGGCGTTCGTGGTGCTGATGTTGATTGAGGTTTGGTTCATCGTGCGATTCATTTTCTTTGTCTCCTTGAGTTCTGCAAAAGTGGTTTGTTGTTACGTCCAACTGACATGCTTATATTACTCCTAGACGTATTATTATGTCAAGAGATAATGCGTCTGCAAGTAATCGCTAGAAGGATATTTTTTCTTTACGTAATGTGGAGCGAATGTTAGGATTCTTTCTATGATTACTATTGCTATTCGAGAGATGGCAGAGAAGCGCGGTATTACAACTGCGTATCAATTACAAAAAGCTGCAAGCGTTCAGCCCTCAATGGCTGCGAAATGGTGGCGAAACGATCTTGAGAAAATAGGAATAGGTACGCTTGATCTTTTGTGTAAGACGCTACGCTGTAAGCCTAATGATCTTCTTGTTTTTTCGCCTGACTCTAGCGATTAGTTAATGTCCGCTAATTTGAAGTGAGTAATGTTATGCCTTTAGTTACCTGTCCAGATTGCGGCAAGCAAGTCTCAACACAGGCGGCGATGTGTCCGCAATGTGGGAAGCCTGTGCCTAAAAAGCCAAATGCTTTATCGGTTCTCGTCGCGCTGGCCGCACTTGTAAAGATGGGGTTCGCTTTCTTGGTTTTATATCTCTTGGCTCTCTTTTTAATTGAATCCGCTCATATGTCCGCTCTTGTTGTGTGGGGCGTCTTTGGTGGGATTGTTTTGCTTGTTATTTTTGCAATCTTTGGGAAGCAAAGGAATGGCGCTTAGATAGCCTGCGTGCTATAAACAATTCAAATATCTCGCGGACTTTCACAGTCCCTGAATTGCGGTATCTACCGGCTCATGCAGCCCGTTGACCTGAAAAGGTTGGCGGGCTTTTACTTTTACAAATTAGGAGAGAAACAGATGGAAGTTGAACCGCTCGACATCACGCTAGAGATTGGATACACGGACAGGCAAGGCAAGGTGCATAAGGACGTTACTTTCGGCCATCGCTTAACAGGGCTTGACCTTTTTTACATTGGCGACGACCCGCGAGCAAAGCTTGCGACGACTTATAGCGACATGATTCTTGCCAAAGCTATTACTAAATTCGGGGAAGCCAAAATGCCCGTTACTCAATTATGGCTACTCCATTTGGATGCCATTGATAGAGATGATTTGTCGGCGGCTTACAATCTCTTTTCTGCGAGCGGTCTTGGCGGACGTGTTGCCGAGTCCCTGTCGGATGATACGGTCAAACTTGCCTTCGGGCATGAAGTCAACGGCGCTGTTTATGACGTGGTGACGTTCGGCGTGCGTCTCACCGGCCTGCACGAACTTGAAGCCGACAAACTCGAACTGGAAGGTGTCAAGCGGCTTTGTTATCTGGCTGGGCAGCAGGTCGTCAGGCTTTCACAATCAGAGGGGGCAGGCCGCATTGAGGGCGCTCTTGATTTAGAAGTTTTCAAGCAGTTTGACATGGTTGATATTTTCGCTTTAGAAGCCGCCGCCCGTAGGTGGCGGGAATCTTTTCGCAAAAGCAGAAAAAAGATTCAGGAAGACGACAGCCTACACGGTGGCGATTCTATCCAGAGAATTTCATTGGAAAGAATCTGACATCCTTGAGATGTCTATTGAACGGCGCAATGGATATTTAGAGATCGTCGAAGAGATAAGCGAGGTCAGGCGTGGCGGGAAGTGAAACATACGAACTAAAGATACTCCTGAGCCTGCAAGACCGCGCTTCACAGGGCCTTGATAAATTCGAGGCTCGGCTTGGGAGGTTAGGTGGAGCGGCTACGAAGCACGCCGGAGTTCTCGGCAATCTCGCTTCGCTCCACGATAGGGTCATTGCTCCGTTGTCCCGCGTGGGCGATGTGTGGCGTCGTCAAGCCGATTCATTGAGCGTCTATACCGACGCCTACATGAAACTTGCCAGAGCACAGGGCAAGTTTCAGGCTATCAATCTTTCCCCTGCTGAGAATGCACGCGCATTTAAGGCCGTTGAAGAAACCGTCAAGAACATTCAGGGCATCTCTCTAGCGGATGCGACCACTGAGATAGCAACGCTCCATACCGCACTCGGCAGCTTAGATCACGCCATAGAAGCATTACCACTTGCTTCAAAATATCAATTCTCTCTTAAGACCCTGCTCGGAGATCAATACAGCCCCGAAGAAGTCGAAAAGCAAACCGACGCAGCTTTCCGCTTTCTTGAAGTGACAGGGAAGGTTTCGAAGGGGCGCGATGAGATGGAGAAGTTTTTCAACGTGATGGTGCAGATGCAGACTGCACGCGCTGGAAAAGTTTCTCCTACGGAGTTGTTTGATTTCGCTCGCATGGGTTCGCCTGCTGCTCAGGGTTTATCCGTTGAAGGCTTGCGCCACATGCAAAGCGTTTTGATGGAACTGAAAGGAGCAGGAGCGGGAACGGCTTTGCAGGCATCCTATCGCGCTTTGGTAACAGGTGTGATGCCTCAATACGCGGCAGAGGAATTTTCGCGGCTTGGGTTGGTTGATAAAAATAAAGTTCAGTTTGGCAAGGCGCAGAAGATAAAACGGATTCTTCCAGGTGGTAACAAGCTGGCAGAGCCGTTCATGCGCGACCCCTTAGAAGCCGCCGATATGCTCATGGGGGCGATGAAAACTCACGGCATCAATACCGCCGATGATAACGCTGTGCGTGCGGAGCTAGGCAGGCTTTTCCAGAAGAATACCGCCTTTCGCATGATGAGCCTGCTTACCACGCAAAGGAATCAAGTCCTAAAAGAATCAGGAATGACTGAGAAATCTAAGGACATCGGACAAGCATACGATCAGGCGTTAGATTCGCCAATGGGTAAAATTGAGAAGTTCACGGCAGCATTAGAAAATTTCAGGACGAAAGTTGGCGAGCCTCTGGTAGAAACTGGAACCAAACTTGTTGATTCATTAACGCCTGTCGTTAAGATTTTTGGAGAGCATCCGACGGCGGCGAAGTGGGCTGTTGCGGTTCTTGTGGGCGGCAAAGGGTTGTCTGCTCTCGCTGAAACTGCCGCTATTTTGAAAGGCTCAGGGTTGGTCGGATATTTCGCTGGCTTGAGTGGGGAGGCGGGCGGTGCAGGTGCGTCGGTAGGTGGGCTGTTGACTAAGCTTGGGACGCTGAGTGCGCTTGGTCCGATTGGTCTCACAATAGCTACCGTCTATACAGTCAGCAAAATTATTGAGCACGTCGAGGCCGAAAACGCTGCTGATGAAGCGCAGAGAGGTGCCGATAGCGCGAACAGCGGCAATCTAAAATCACTGCTTAAGCTGCGGAAGCATTATGCTGAGTTAGGCCAGCCCGTTCCTCAAGATTTTTATAAGTCTAACGCACAAACAGCGTGGGCTGACATCTCAAAGCGCGATAAGCTTGTAGGGAATTTTGGCGAAACCGATACGATTGATTACATGGGAGATGCCTTCAAGGGTAGTCGCACTGTGAACATGCTTGAGAGTGTCGTGCGTGCCGCTTCGCTTCAACCGCAGAACCCTTACACCTTCGGAGGGCGTTGGAGCGCCCCTGTTGCCGCCGCAGATTTTCAGCAACATCATCAAGAACTTTCCGTGCCGGATGTGATGCGGGAGTTTCTTAATCTTACCAAAAGTAAGCTTAAACCCGATGAGTTTGGCATGATGGCAAAAACTCTTGAGATGGCTTTCCCTGAGAGCTACCGCCAAGCGACGCAGCAAACAACTCAAGAGATTCAGAATCTCAGCCAGCAATTAGCACCAACCAATCAGCTATTCGAGCAGCTTCAATTAAAGATGTTGCCCGTTCCCGATGCCTTTTTAAGTGTAGGAGAGGCGTCAAAAACCCTAACTGAAAGCATTATCAATTCAGCTTCGCGGCTGAATAATGCTTCACCAACAAACCCGCCGCCAACTGGCGACCAGAAGGAAGGGGCAACGGTAATTCAAGGCTCGCTTCATGGCTATGTTCGGCCTGATCGTGGAGTTGAGCTTATACATGCAATGTATGGCGGCAGGCCACAGCGCGAGTCTGGTCAATATGCAGATTCATCGCTCTCTGCAAGAGAATCGCGCGGGGGAGTGCATCATCACACGCATCATCATCGGTACGACATCAAGATTAACAATGCCTCAAATCTTAACCCGCGACAATTGGCGCGCATGATTGCGGAAGAGAAAGATAGAGACGAAGAGAGAGGCGCGTAGCAATGAGCCGTTCAATATCACCATACGAACGCTACGGCGGGCTATCGCCGGAATCCGACGCTTATCTTGAGGAATATGTTTTTAAGGCTGCTGACACGCTTACGGGACTGGCACATCGCTTCTATGATGACTGGCGACTTTGGAGGCTTATTGCAGACAGGAACAACATCATAGACGTAAGACAGATACCTGCTGGAACAATTCTGCTTATTCCAAATAGGCCACGCGATGAAGGGCGGTTTGGTTCTGTATGATTCCTGATAACGCCCACGCCATTATTGATGTAAACGGTGAAATTTTCGATTCATGGAAGCATCCGAGTCTCATCCAGCAAGTCACCGTCGAGCTAACCACTAATAAAATTTCTGAGGCACATTTCAGAATCTTTGACCCTGACTTTAAGCTGCTCAATCGCTTCACAACTAAGAATGCGCTTACCAATTTACCGATGCGATTCTGGCTCGGCTTCGGTATGGATTTGGGCGAGTTTATTTTTAAGGGCTTGCTCAATCGAACGGAGCGCAACGACTTTGATACAACCCTCGTCGCTTATGACATGGGAAGCCAGATGCACAAGCATAAGAAGACTGGCTATCACAACAAACTGAGCGACGTTGAAATCATTAAGAAGCTGGCAGAGCGAAACGGCTTAAAGTTTGAAGCGCCTGATAAACCATTTCGACATGAGCGACACTCGGCAATGATGCAGGCGGGGCATTCCGATTGGGAACTTGCAATGGAGCGGGCTGAATCGGCGGGGCTGGTTCTTTATGTACGCGGCGATACGTTGTATGCGAAAGAGCCTGCACACACGGCAAAAACGCCTTCGCTTACTCTAGCCAATCATAGTGACGCTTACTCACTCAACCGAAAAGAATTTGGAATCTTACAACAGTTTGATTTCACTCATAAGATTCCTGAAAACGTGAAGGGGCGGCCATCTGAGGTGGAGATGCGCGGACGCGGGCGCGGTGGCAGGCGGCTTACTGGCAGGTCTGAGGTTCATCGTCGCGGGGTAACGCATTTGGATGTTCAGAAAGACCTTGAGATTCACACCAAGACATACGCGGATACGAAAGCTCACGCGAGGAAGCAACTGCATCGTGAACATGCCTTCTCCGCAAATGTTCGCACGATTCCACCTTTGCCGCTTGTGCGCTCTGATGTTCGTGACACTGTAAAGCTCGTTGGCTTTGGTGATCTTCTGAGCGGTCTTTATCTGATTGACACTATCAGGCATGACTTAACAGGCAGCGGATTTTCAACTGACTATATTCTATACCGAGATATTGATGAGTAGCTTAAAAGGGTTAAGTAGATGAGAAACGGCAGACGCGATTTAGACGATAAATACTTCTTTGGTCTTGAAGGCATCGTTGCCATCAATGAAGACCCTGAGAATCAACATCGCATCAAGGTGTATATTCCCGCGATTGATGAAAGCACTATTTATGACAAGTGGGTAAAACAGGTTGGCGTTTTTGTCGGCGGCAATGGCTTCGGCAGCTTCTACGTTCCACCTGTTAGAAGCGAGGTTGTTTTATTCGGACGCTTAGGCCAACGGTACAATCTTTATTATATGAGCGTTTACGGCGAAGACTTCGTTGTTCCGGCAGATTTCAGGGATACGGCTGTATGCGGTGTGCGTGCGCCTGCTGACTTAAAGCATATTTGTGAAGGTGATTATCAACTGCGCGCCGGACGCGCACACATTGAGACAGATGCCTCTCTGCGAATCATCGCACCTGGCGGCATATTTCTTAATGGCAGGAGGTCTGGTTAAATTGTCAACGCAACTTGGAAAATTTCTCTTGGCATTTGCCGAGCCACGAGGCGGCAAGGTCAATGCTTTCGTTTTTGATTTCTTTCCCCGTTCCATCAGCACGCTGGCAAGGGCAAACTGGGAGCAACAGAATACGACGATTGGCGTGAAGCCTATTGCCTACACCAACCGCGACCCGCAACGCCTTAGCATTGATGAGCTATGGCTTGATAAGACAGATTCGGGCGAATCCATTAGAGACGACATCAACGCCCTTCTGGAATTACACCATGAGACGAAGAACGGCACGCCGCCATTGTTGCTAGCTATCTATGGCGAAGATGGAGAAGTGCGTCCTGTGGTAGTTGAAGAAATTCGCATTGAGGAAACCTTTTTCAATTCGTTTGGTGAACCGTTGCGCGCCCGCGTTAGCCTGCAATTACTTGAGCATCAAGAATTGAATGAGCGCAACAGCAGCAACGCCCGCGATGACGTTGACTTTAGTGATGAGGGGAATGGTTCGGGGCGGCGTCCGTTTGGGCCACAGTTTTAACAGAACTAACTGCCAAGTTGCGTATGGGGTTGGGCGACGACAGGCGTTTGAAGAAGTCGCGGCTGACTTACCTTTGTGGCAGTATCACGCGGTACTCGATGACCGGACACGGCCACGTCATCGCGCTCTCGATGGTTTAACCCTTCCTGCGGATCACGAATTCTGGAATGAACATTATCCGCCCTGGGGATTTAACTGTCGCTGCACGGTGACGGCGATGGCGAAGATGCCGACTGGATATAATCATCAGAATCCGAGCGGTGAGGCCGAGCTTGTTTACGATAAGAGCGGCATCCCTGCCAAAGCTGAAGTAGGAACTGCGGTTTATGATTTGAATGTCGGAAAGTTCAAAGGGATTCCAGCGCAGGGTGGACTTGGAGAGGTCATCGAAGCTGGAGCGAAGAGAGCGAAAGAGAGTCGGAAATGAAAAACCGGAAAGCTAAATTGCCGGGCACTGAGATTTACACCTGGCGACATATCAAGACCAGTTGGCTCTGCGCCAACTGCTGCGATCCGACACGCCCGTTCCTGATCCGCGCGGGCCACAGGGTACACGCGTTTATCAAACTGTTACTCAATACCCAGGTAAATCTTTTCGGTTGCCCTTAAATTGTTTTCAGTTTATGTTGATTTTCGATGGTCGAGTCTCCTTGAAAACGGATGCAGGATAGAGCGGCCTCTTGCAATGTAGATCAGTCAAGCTGATCCTGCGTCTGTCACCTCCGGCGTTTGAACCAAAGTCGCCCACAAATGGCCTGTAAGCCTTCGATTGAAAAATACGTCTTACCCTACACGGTTTTGCTGTCGGGCTGTATTGGATGATATTTGCGGCATTGGAAGGTATTTGAGAGCCGGTTTTTAGGAATCAAGATATGGCATTTCCAGAAGCAGCCATTAAGTCTAATGTAGTCGCAGATCAGAACGTCTCAGGAATTGAAATGTCGTTGGTACGCTGCAAGTATTGCAACCGGCCACAGATGGAAGTGAGCGATCCGATTCGCCTCATTAGATGGAAATGCAAATCTTGCCGGAACTGGAACGCAGTTGAGATTATTCGTTTTGACGGCAACCTCAAAGTAAAGTGGGTTGGCAGCGCGGGTCGTTGATTCGCTCTCGTAAGTTTTAAGTTAAGCGCCCTTCGCAGGGTCACATTATTAGATAAGGCTCATGTGCAGCCCGTCAGTCTGAAAAGGACTGGCGGGCTGCTTTCATTTTGTATGACGCAATCTAAAAAAGCTTTTGGCGGTCAGTGGGTGGACATCTTCCGCACCGGCGTTCATACGGATGACAAAGGCCGGAAGCATACGATCACTCACGATTTTCTCGCGCAGGTCGTCGCGAACTTCAACACACAGGAGCATGAACCTCCGGCAGTGATCGGACACCCGCAGACGGACGCGCCCGCGTTCGGTTGGGTGGATGCACAGCGCGTTGAGGGCGATGTTCTTCAGGTGCAATTCGGCCAGGTTGATCCGGCCTTCGAGCAAATGGTGAGTGAGGGGAAATTCAAGAAAAGATCGGCTTCATTTTATCTGGACGCGCAGACCGCCCCTGGAGGTCGCGCGCCTTCTTTACGTCACGTCGGGTTTCTGGGGGCACAGCCGCCAGCCGTCAAGGGCTTGCGCGAGATTCATTTCAACGAAGGCGAAACACTCACCTTCGAGTCAATCACTTTTAGTGAAGGAGAAAGTATGGATGAGAAAGAGATGAAGAAGACCATCGCCGAATCGGTCAAGGAGTTCTTTAGCGAGATGTTCGGCAAGAAAGATGGTGGGACGCAAGCAGCTTTCAGCGAGGCGGACATTAACAAGCATGTGAAGGATGCAGTGGCCGCAGTCGAAGCAAAATTCTCTGAACAGTTCAAGACGCTCGAAACTGCCAACGAAGAATTGCAGCGCAAGGTTGAGCAGCAGACCGGTCTGACCACTCGCGGCGAGATCGTGTCGTTCTGCGAGAGCCTCGGCAAGTCAAAGTTTCCACCGGCCTTTTACAAGATGGGCGTCGTTGAGTTCATGGAGTCGTTGGCCGCGACGCCGGATCGCAAAGTCACCGTCGTCACCTTCTCTGAAGAGGGCGGCCAAAAGAAGGAAATCAAAACCGAATCAACGCAATACAAATGGTTCAAAGATTTCCTGTCGGGCATCGGCCCCGTGATTCAGTTCGGCGAGCAGTTCTCAAATCTTCATTCAGAAGGCGATGGCAAAGAGTTGGCTGACCCGACCGAGATGGAACGCTTGCGCGCCGGTGCGGGTGTGAAGAAGACCGAAGGAGGTGCGAAGTAATGCCGAGCAGAATAGTTGAAACATACGCAGAGCGTGATGCGCTCGAAGCGGTGCGCGCTGATCTGGCGACGCTGGTTGCCGCGACAGTCGCCGCAGGTTTTATCGTCAAGCGCGGCAGCGTGTGCGGCGTGATCTCTGCTTCAGACAAGATTCGTCGTCGCACTCGCGCTCTCGCTACTGGTGGCGGCTTCGGCACTGGTTCCCCGTCCGGCACGGTTGATGATGCTTCCGTGTTTGCGGCAGGCGACGTGTTGAAGAACGCAGCCGGTACAACCATCGGCACGGTGCAATCTGTCAACACAGGCACGAACACAGTGACCTTGACGGGCAATGCTGCCGTCGCGGGCGCGGCGGGCGCGGCGGTGCTCGGCTCTGACGGTTCGCAGGTCGCGCAGTGCATCTCGAATGAGGAGACTGACGGCGTGGGCGACACCGGAGTCGCGGTGTACGTCGGCGGCATGATGAAAGAAGCGAAACTGCTCCGCCTCGATGCGTCGGCGAAAACCGAACTCGGTGGTGTCAGCACACTCGGAGGCATCTTCAAGTTCTAAGCCCTCGGCGGCCTTGAAGTTCTAAAGGAGAAAATTGATGGCAATCGTTTACAGAATTCCGAGCAACGTTTCGCTCGATCAAGTCACGCAGGAGTATTTCGTTGAGCATGAAAAGTTCATCGGCGAAAAGATTTTGCCGTTCACGCCTTCGTTCGCGCAGCGCGTGCAGTGGGATGAACGCGATAACGAACGCGGCATGACAGGCGCACATCAACTCGGCACGGAGCCGAGGATCGTCGGTCGTCGCGGCTCGAAACTTCGTGAATACGATCCGATTTATTTCAAAGAAACGGATGTCATTCGCGAAGACGAATTGCTGCGGGCGCGCCAGTTGGGGACGCTCGGCGGCGTCGTTGATTTGAGCGAGTTGATGGGACGCACAATCAGAGTGCGTGAAGACAAGAACTTCATCCGCGCCGAGTTTTTGCGCTGGCAGGCTCTGCGTGGCGAAATCCACGTCCACGAAAACGGCGTCAATGTTGATGAGACGTTCCCGATCCAAATCTACAACGTCACCACTGGTTGGGATGATCGCGCGAACGCAAAGCCGCTTCGCGATATGAACGCAGTGAAGCTGCTCTTTCGCGGGACGGGCGCGTCGGCCAAAGGCGCAATCGCGTATTGCAATCAATTCACGCTCAACTTGCTGCTGGAAAATGCCAACCAGAACGACATCCAGGGCTTCCGCTCTCAGAACTTCCTCTCGACGGCGTTCAGCATTGATGAACTGAATCGCATTCAGAGCGCACGCGGGCTGCCGACCTTCGAGGCTTACGACGAAGGCTACATTGATGACGACGACGAGTTCCAGACGTTCCTTGAAGATGGCGAGGTGATCGTTATCGGCAAACGCCCTGCGGGTCAGGTTGTCGGCGATCTCGTGATGACGGCTTCGCTGCACCGCGAGGAACGCGGAATGCCCGCGCCTGGCATGTTCACGATTGTCGAGGTCAACGGGCAGCCGAATCGCAGCGCGGTTGAAGTCTCAACAAGTGATTTGGGTGCAGGAAAGAATCCACGCATCGAGGTGACAGGCGGCTTCTACGGTGGCCCGCGCCTGCTCTATCCGCGTTCCGTTGTGAAGATGAATGTCCTCGATTAAAGGTAATGGGTGATGAGTGATGGGTGACGAGTTCACCTATCACTCATCATGTTTGGGAGAATAGTTGTGGGAAAGACTACTGAGAAAGAACCAAAGCCGACTGCGGCACAGGCGGCGGTAACTACACCGATCCCTGCTGCTCAAGCTGCGGCGGAATCTGCAAATGCCGCGAGTGAAGCGATGGCCGGACTCGCCCCAACAGAAGCAGAACGTCAGTTGCTCGCAGACGCAGACGAAGCCGAACGAAAGCGCGTCGAGGAAGAAGAGGACGACCGGCGTTATGCAGAGTCCCAACGGCTCGCTTCAGAAGAAATTGAAAGACGGCAGCGCGAGTTGGAAGAGGACGACGCGAGAGCGGAAGCACAACGCAAGGCGGAAGAAGCCGAACGCCTGCGCGTCGAGGAAGAGGCTCATTTGCGTGAACAGCGCGAACTGGCGCAACCGGCCACTCACGTTGAAGTGATGGTGGACAATCTCGGCCCCAATCTTCTTCGCAAAGGCACGATTACGGATGACCCTGAAATCTTAGCCTTGCTTGGTAAGCGACGGAATCTCGTGCGTCGCGCAAAGTAAATTTTTGAGCTACATCACTGAAACAGATTTAGTTGAAGAGTTGGGCGAGGCCAAGCTCATTCAACTAACGGATAACAACCGGAGCGGACAGATAGATCATGGGCGCGTCGGCAAAGCCATCTCGTATGCCATCGGCACATTCGATTCATACGCACGCACGCGCTACACGCTGCCCGTTCCGGTAACTGAAAAGGTTAGGGCAACGTGTCTCGACCTGGCGATTTATCACCTCTACAAAAGTCGCGCCACAACGAACGACGGTGTTTATGAGGTGAGACGCGACACGCATAACGCGGCGATAAAGTTTCTTGAAGCGTTACAGAGCGGCAAGGCTGCGCTCGACATTCCGGCAACGGAAGAGACGGCCATCAATCCTGGCACTCCTGATCGAGTGTTGAAGGGCGCGAGCAAGCCGATCTTCACAGACGATAGATTGAACACTTATTGAATTGATATTTGAAGATGGCCGAAGGCATTCAAGGTCTGGAAAACATTCTCAAGCGTGTCCACGAAATCAAGACGGACATGCGACGCACGGAGCGTGCGATGGCGAATGTCGGCGCGTACATGCTCGGCAGCGTTGAAAAGAATTTCCGCGCACAGGGACGCCCTGACAAGTGGGAAGGTCTTAAGGTCAGCACGCTTGCTAATCGAGCGAAGCGCGGTTCAAGGCGGCGCAAGGCAAACAGGGGAAGCGGTAGCGCGCAGATTCTGATAGACACGGCGCGGCTCAAGAATTCGATTCAGTTCAGAGTCATCGGGGGCGGCGTCGGTGTTGAGATCGGAACGAACGTGAAATATGCGCGGCGGCATCAATTCGGTTATCCAGGCGGCGTCGGTCGCGGCCATGCGCGGACTCCAGCGAGACCTTTCCTGCTGTTCCAGGATAAAGACGTTAAGGAGATCGTGAATATGTTTCGCAGACATCTCCATTTTAATCCGGCTGTGTAATCAACGATGAATCGTCCCTTTTCTTTTTACGTCGGTGGAATTGAAGACGGCATGATCGCGTTGCTGACGCCGCTCCTAAATGGAACGAACGGTTATTTGAAAACTCTGGAAACTTACGGTGGCGAACTCGATAGCGAGTTGCTCTATGAGTTCATCAGCCAGAACGCGCCGGAGATGCCGTTAATGCTCGTGTGCTATGTCGGCGGTAAGGATGAATTGCAGCCTGCGTTCTCTCCAGTACTCGGAGAGCCACGCATCTTCAAACACGATTGCACATTTGCTGTGATCGTCTGCACGAATGATGCGAGAGGCGAGCAGGCGCAGCGTCGCGGGGTCACAGGCGCAGTCGGCGCATACGAGATGCTGTCGGACGTGCGAGAGCTTCTCGCAGGCAGACGCTTTCGTAAGGCAGACGGCGAAGAGCAGATCATGCTCACACTTGATCCGCTCACGCTCGCGGGTGTCAGAAGTATTGACAGGATGCCGCAGCTAACAGCTTACGCGCAGCACTTCAATACTTATTTCAAGTATGTCGAGCCGGACAGACGACTGCCAGGCACGCCGGTCCAGAGTTTGATTGTTGATGTTGAGCCGCTCGGTGAAGCACCGAAGGCGGCAATGAATCTTCCAGGCGTTACGTTTGAATGAAAGCAGGAGAATTGTGATGAAGATGGAAAAGATTACGCTCGCAGGTGAAGTGAAACATAACGGCACGATCTACTCGCCTGGCGAGCATGAAGTGACGCCAGAGCTTGCTAACGCACTGCGCGTCAAAGACACACCGGCGCAAACCGCCGCAGCCGAAGCAAACGAAACTTCAGCGCAGCCGCAGCCGGTTATTGCGACGCCCGTGAAGACGGAGAAACCCAAAGTTAATTAACGTGCGCTGAAGATGACAGGCACAATTTTTTGAGAGGTAAAAATCAATGGCACTCAAAAGACTTTACAACCAACTTCGGCAGCCGGTCGTGCTCGATAACGGAGTGATTCTGGCAGCCGCAGGGACGAGCGGTTCAATGCGCGATGTCCAGGAATCGCAGATCAGCGACGACGATCAGGAGCGGTACGTTGATGCCCAAATGGTTCAACTGAGCGACCCGCCCGCATAAGGAGATACTGATGAATCTTGTAGTTGAAACAACACTGCCAGGCGTGACTGCTCTGGTCAATACATCGCAAGTTGCGCGCCCCATCGAGCGCCAGCCTTCATCAACCGCGTTTGCGGTTGGCTATGCACCCTGGGGGCCGGTCAACACGCCAACAGTCGTGACGAGTTGGCTTGAATATGTCCGGCTCTTCGGCAACTTCCATGTCAACAGCTATCTCGACAAATTCGCTTACGTCTTCTTCAATCTGTTTCGCGGAAAGCAGTTGGTTGTTTGTCGTGTAGTCGGCTCCTCGGCTGCGGCTGCGACCGGCCAGTTGCTCTCCGTTGGGCAGGGTTCAGGTGGAGCGGCCGGGCAAACATCGCTCTATCTCACAGCGCGCTATCCGAGCAGCAGCGTTGATGTGCGCGTGACGGTTGAGGCCGGAACAAATAACGGAACGTACAAGCTGACGTTTCGTTCAGTGGCGCTCAACAATTACAAAGAGGTCTTTGATAATTTCCGTCATCCAAACGCTGAGGATGTTGAATTAGTCAACAGTCGTTCGCGCCTTGTCACTCTCGTCGTCGCTTGGGGTGCTGGTCAAACTATCAGATTGATGCCGGAGCAAATCATCGGTGCGGCGATGATAAATGGCACTGCTGGCAGTGACGATTTTGCCGGAATGACTGCCGCGACTTTCGTTGGCACTGACAATGGAAGCGCGCGGACGGGATTGCAAGTCTTCAAAGATGAATCTTTGGGCACAGGGCAAGTCCTCATTCCTGGAATCACCAACTCGGCGACGCACGCCGCTCTGATCGCTCACGCCGAAGCCTATCATCGCACAGCATTTATTGATCCGCCGCTCGGCTCAGACAAGGCTACCGTCGTTGCGATCCGCGCGCTGTATGGGACTTGGCACGGTGCGGTTCACTGGCCCTGGGTGAAACTGTCCGACCTGGCTGGCTCAGGCATTCCCCTTTATTACCCGCCGAGCATATTTGCGGCGAGCGCGTGCGCCGAGGTGGATAGCACCATCGGGACTCACAAAGCTCCGGCGAACGTCGTGATCCCGTCCGCGCTCGATGTCGAACGCGCGCCCAACGGCACAACGCAGGTTGATGATGGCGCGCGTGAGTACCTGAACGGCAAGGATGTGAACGTGATCGCGCCCTTCACAAATGAAGGCGTGAAGATTTACGGCGCGCGGGTGATGACGAGTGATCGTCGGGTGCAGATGATTCACGAAATTCGTCTGCTCAATCTTTTCTATTACTCGGCGAAGCTCGCGTATGCGTGGGCTGTCTTTCAAGTGGTTGATGGCGGCGGCAGACTCTTCCGCGATCTCCGCTCGACGGGCGCGGCCTTCCTGCGTGGCTTCTACCGCGACGGCGCACTGTTCGGCAAGCGCGAGCAGGATGCGTTCGTCGTCAAAGCCGATGCTGACAACAATCCGCCTGAAGAACTGGCGGTCGGACGTGTGCATGTTGGATGGGGTGTGAAACTCAGCCCGACTGCGGAGCAGATCATCGTCAACATTGACAACGTGCCCTTGTTTCAGGATTTGGGCGTTCTTCAACAGTAAAAAGTTTCTTCAACCGTTAAGGAGAATTTGAGTTATGGGGCAGGGCACGAATGCAAGCAGATACATTCTGGAGATTGATGGCGTCACGTCGCTCATCGCTTCAGAGGTAACGATGCCTGACATGGAGCACACAGTCACGGAACTCCACGTCGGCAACGAAGCGAACCCACGTCTATTACGCGGTAACTTCAAGATCGGTGAACTGACCTTTAAGCACGCGACTGCTGTTAATGAGAGTGGTCGCGAGTTGATGGCTTGGATTCAAGATTTTGTGCAGGGTACTGATGTCACGCGACGCACCGTTCGCTTCATCGTGATGGATGAGTCGGGGCTAACGCCTGTGGACGAATACGAGTTGCAGGATTGCGTGCCGACGAGGTTCAAGCCGGAGACGCACAACGCCAGTAGCAACGAGGCAAGCATGTTCACCTTCGGCCTGCGTGCCGCAAATATGGTCATGCTGTAAGGAGAAGCGTTGGACGCAACATCAAAAACAATCGAACTTGTGATCGGCCACACTGACGGCAAGGGTGTCAGGCATACGCACGTCTCATTTGGGAAACGGCTGCGTGGGCGTGAACTCTTTGAGATGGACGCCGACCAACAGAGCGAGATTCCGACACAACATAAACTCATGGTCTTGCGCGGGGCAATTACGGCCTTTGGCACGTTGCCCCTTCCTGTTCCTCTCAGCACATTACTTAAATTGGATGTCATTGATATTGATGATTTGATGACTGGCTATAACGACTTTCTGGCTGAAGGAGTAGAAGGCCGGACGGCTCAATTCATCTCTGAGAGCGAAGTCAAGCTACCAGTCGGTTATGAGAATAATGGGATCGTTTACAACCGAGTCCAGTTCGGTAATAGAATTACAGGAATGGAATTGATAGCAGCCGAAAAAGAGAAACTGACCGGACTCAAGCGCGAATGTTTTTTGATTGGCAAGCAGATTAAAACGCTGCTCTCTGAAGATGGGAAGTATTCCCTCGATGGGACGCTGGAACTTCAAGTTTTTGAGAAACTCGATGGGGTTGACATTTTAGATATGAGGGCCGCCAGTTTGATCTGGCGGCAGTCGTTTCGCGCAGGCCGAAGCACAGTATCAGAAGGAAATGGCGAAAGCCGTGCTGGTACTGGCCCGTGAAACCGGATGGAGCGAGGAAGCTATCCTGTCTCTCCCATTTGAGCGAGTGCATCTATATATAGAGACACTCACCTCTTTCTACGAGGAAGCGAACAATAAGTAGCAAGCCGCTTCCCTTCGCATTCTTTCGCTAGTTTTGCCGACATGTTAATATCGCAATATGAGCCTTGAGTCTTGCCCAGATTGCGAGAGCAAAATTTCAAACACTGCATTCTTTTGCCCTCATTGTGGGTGGATAAGTTTAGCGCACTTCGCTATTAGCTTTTTTGTTATCCTGATTGTGGTCGGTCTTTCCATCAAGCTCTACACGACTTATCTTTGAAAGCTATACATGGTCTCAAAGATAAGTTGCGTAGAGTTTTTTTCTGACATCGCAGCCCATTAGCGGCTCTCAGTAATAATCCTAGAGGCTCATCAGCAGCAGCCCGTTGATCTGAAATGATCGGCGGGCTTTTTTAATTATGCCATCAGGTTCAGCATACGAATTAGCAATCCTATTAAGCTTAAAAGACGCTGCTAGTGGCGGTCTTGATCGCTTTGAGGATCGTCTGCGCGCGACGGGCAAGGAAGGTCGCGCGATGCTGCTTACTGTTCAAGACCTTCGCAAAGACCTCAAACAAGGATTGACCTTTGCGGGTGTCGGCGTCGGCATGATGGCGATGCTCAGAAATGGCGTTCAAGCTGCCGGCAATTTTGAGGCAGGTTTATTAGACCTGAAAAGCGCATATCAGGAGGCGTCAGGAGCGGGCAGTAAGAGCCTCGCCGAACAAGCCAATCAACTTAATCAACTCGAACACCTTGCCACTCGACTTGGTAATAATTTGCAGGGCAGCACCGCCGACTACATAGGCATTCTGGCCTCATTAAAAAAAGCCGGTGTTGATGCAGAGACGGTGTTGAACGGCGCGGGTGAAGCGGCGGCTAACCTCGCCAACGTTAGTGGCGCACTGACTAGCGGCATGGCGAATGAGCAGGCCAAAGGACTAGGCCAATTCGGTAAATTGTTCAAACTCCAACCTGAAGAGTTTGGAAAATCAGTTGATCTGTTTTCTGCTCTGAAAGATAGATTCGATATTGATTCCAACGAGTTAATTGAGAGCGCCAAATACTTCCAGAACACAGCCAACTCCCTCAAGCTGACTGGCTTTGGCGGAGCATCAGAGACCTCAAAGTTTTTCGCTCTCCTGAAGCGTGAAGGGGCGATGGAGGGAAGCCAGGCCGGTACGAGCGCGACATCATATTTCCAACAGTTCATTGCTCAAGCTGACAAGCGCGCCAAGATCAAGAAAGAAACGGGGCTTGACCTTCAGCTATTCGATAAGAAGGGAGAGTTTCTAGGCTTAGATAATGCTTTCAAAGAAATGGAGAAGTTCCGCAAGTTCTCAAGTGAGAAGCGGCTCGAATTATTAAACAAGCTCTTTGGCGAGCAAGGCGGAAAAGTTGCGGGCGTGATGGTTCAGAGCGGGGCTGAAGGTTGGCGGTCAATCACCACTGAAGGAGCAAAGGCTGTTCGTGTTAATGAGAAAATCAACCAACAGATGGAGCTATACAACTCGAAGTTGGAAGCTGTACAGGGCACGCTTGATAATTTGAAGTCGAGCACTTTTACTCCAATGCTTGATACCGTCAAGCCTGTACTCGACACTACCAATAGTTGGCTTGGGACACTTCAGGGGATTGCCAAAGAACATCAGGGTGTAGCGAAAGTTGGAACTGAGCTTTTTGCTCTCGGCAGCATTGCAGCAACACTGGCCGGTACGGTGAAGGCAGGGGCTGCCGCTTGGAGTCTGTGGCGGATCGCTGCTGCCGCCGCGAATGAGAAAGGTGAAGAGTTAGGTAAAACTGTCGGCTTCCTATCCCGCATCTCCGCCTTGAAGTTGACCATCGGAATCGCCGCAGTCGGGGCCGGTGTCGAAATTATTTCATGGCTCATCGAGGAAAATAAAAAGCGAAACGCAGAGGAAGCAAAACGCGAGGAAGCTCTCGGCACAGGCTATGAGGAAAACTTTAAGGGCGGAGCATTATGGACAAGGCGTAACGAAGCGCAGAAGAACAGAGAGAATCTTGATGTTTTAGCAACGCAGGCGTTCGGCGTTATTCAGATGATGCCTTCTTTTCAGCGTGGCATCCAACCTGAAAACACACAGGGCGGCAAATTCTCAATCTACGAAGCTGCTTCTGAGATCAAACAATCAAGCGTCGGAACCGTCTTGAGCGATCCGAATGTTTTGACAAGATTATTGCGTCAGGTAGATACCGGCAAAACAGGTCTCAACATCGAACAGTCTCAACGCTTCAAAGAAATTTTATCGTTAGCCCTTCCAGAGAAGTCAAAGGTCGCCTCTCAAAATGCTTCGGATGAACTTCGGCAGGAGATGAGCGAACTAGGCAAATCAACAGGAGACGCGACGAAGAATTTTACTGAATTGTTGATCCCAACCGAAAAGCTACCTTTCGCATTCTCGCGTGCAGAACAATCAGCCACTTCTTTTGCAGATCGCTTGAGTAATCTTCAGCCGATTATGCCATCCATACCTTTAGGCTCTCCTAACTTTCCATTCGAGCCAGGAGGTAACTCCCCTCAGCCTCGCTTTCCAACGCCAGGTGTAAACAGGCCATTGTTTACACCGCCAGCGCTTCCGCCTTTCCGTTTGCAAGGGCGCAATACCACAGGCGGCGATACGCACCATATCAACGTCAATTATTCACCGAAGATCGAGATTACGGGTGGCGACCCGAATGAATTTGCAGCGCTTTTGTATAAGCATGGGGAGGAATTGGAAAACATCATTTCGCGGCGCATAGATCGGCGTAATGCGCGAGGTACACAGGGATGAGCGTCCAGCTTGGGCAATTTGTGTTGGTTAATCAGGAAGGGCCAGGCTCATTCGTCTTCGATTTCTTTCCAGCGAAGATCAACACGACTCGACGCGCGAATTGGGAAGCGCAGGATGTGACGATTGGGACAAAGCCGTTGTTCTACGGCAACCGCGATCCGCGCCGTATCACGGTTGATGAAATCTGGCTTGATAAGTCTGATTCAGGCAATTCGATTACATCTGACATCAAGCTCTTGTTTGCTTTGCAGAATGAAACGAAGAAGGGCACGCCTCCGGCATTGGTCGCGATCTGGGGCGACAGACAAGAACAGGTCGTGCTCGAAGAAATTTCAGTCGAGGAGCAATTCTTTTCCTCTGACGGCGAGCCTTTACGCGCTCGCGTCCGTTTGCAGTTGATTGAAATTCAAAGCTACGGCGAGCAACTCGGTACGGTTGATAGAGACGATGTTGATTTTAGTGATGAAGTAATTTTTAGAGGAAAGGGGCCGCAACCTTGATTCGCAGTATTAGCCCCTATGAACGTTACGGAGAGTTGTCACCGGACACTGATGCTTATCTTGAGGAATATGTTTTTAAGGCCACTGATACGCTCTCTGGATTGGCGAGCCGGTTCTATGGTGACTGGAGGCTCTGGCGTCTTATTGCAGATAGAAACAACATCATTGATGTGCGGCAAATTGAGCCTGGCACTATTTTGCTGATCCCTCAACAGTCTCCTGAAGGTGCGAGTTTGAACCGCGTATGACCCCAAGCAACGCCCATGCTCTGGTAGAAATTGATGGCACGATTTGGGATTCGTGGAAGCACCCGCGTCTTTTCAAATCTGTCAGCATCGAGCTTGCAACGGGCGAAGCATCGCAAGCGGTCTGGGAGTTTTTTGATCCTGAATTTAAGTTGCTCGATAGGTATACGAAGGCCGATGGCGTGCCGCTGGCCGTGATGAAATTTTGGCTCGGCTATGGCGAAATCTCGAATTTGGGAGCGCCTGTTTTTGAAGGCTTGTTAGGAAGGGTTGAGCGCACGGGACCTGATACCACGCTGTTGGCCTATGACATGGGTTTCAAGATGCGTTTAGTGAAACGTCCTGGCTATCACAACAAGCTTGATGATCTCGCGATTATCAAAAAGCTGGCCGAGCGTAACGGGTTGAAATTTGAAGGGCCGGAGAAGCCGCTCAAACTTGGAAATCACGATGCCATGATTCAAGACGAGCAAACGGATTGGGAACATGTGGCCGAGCGCGCACAGGATGCAGGGCTGGTGCTGTTTGTCAGGAGCGAGACTTTGTATGCCAAGTATCCGGCGAAAACCGGAGTTCCTAAATTGAACCTTGATTGTAAGAGAGACTCCAACGTTCTCCGCGATTTTCACTTGACCTACAACGTGCCGGAGAACCAGGAAGGCCGTTCCAAAAAAGTTGAGGTGAGAGGGCGCGGGAGAGGTGGAAAGAGATTGAGCGGCGCGTCAGAGATCAATCCGCGTGGAAATGAACATGTCTCGCTCAAAAAAGATTTACCAAAGCACACCAAATCCTCTGCCAATGCTCGCGCACAAGCGCAGAAGGAACTGGAACGCGAGCACTCATTCTCCGGTTCGGTGAAGATGCTTTCGCCGCTTGATAAGGTTCGGATAGATGTCCGCGACACGCTTGAATTACAGGCTGTTGGAAAGCTGTTCGGTGGAAAGTATATCTGCGACAAAGTTGCACACGACTTTTCATCGAGAGGGTTGTTCACTTCTTTTGAATTGTTTGGCGATATAGATGATCGGAAGAATTAAATGGGAAAGAACATTCTAAGTAGCTTGAATCGCGGGCATGGTCGCAGAGAGGTTAATGACCGCTGGATGATGTGTATTGAAGGAATCGTTGCCATCAATGAAGACCCTGAACATCAGCACCGAATCAAGGTTGTGATTCCGGCCATTGATGAAAATTCAATCTATGACAAATGGTGTCGTCAACTCGGTTGCTCTGTGCTCGGTGAAGGCTACGGCAGCTTTTATGTTCCACCAGTTGGAAGCGAGGTTATTTTATTTGGACGGTTAGGACAGAAGCACAATCTTTATTTCCTGTCTGTGTATAACGAAGACTTCATCGTCCCTGCCGATTTCAGAGACTCGGCCATCGTCGGCGTGCGCGCGCCTGCTGACATGAAGCACATCGCGGAGGGCGATTATCAGCTTCGCGCCGGTCGCGTGCATATCGAGACTGATGCCTCTCTCAGAATCATTGCGGGCGGCGGCGTCTTCATTGGTGATCGGAGGATTGGATGAGCATCACGTTACCTCCGGCCAGGCTGCCGCATTTGCCGTTGCCAAACATTCACGCGCTGCCAACGATTCCGAGCGTAGGTTGTGCTGGCGGCAATGGAGCGACGTACATCGGCGAGCAGTTTGGTGATCTGCCTGACCTCAATGCCATATCTCATATCAAGGCGTTGAAGAAGAGCATGGACGAACAAATCTATGCACTCATTAAGGGAGAGTTGCCGGATGCGGCACGGCCTGCTGTCTATGCGGCGAGGGCGGCGCAGTTGGTTAGCCAGGTCGCTTCGCTTGTGAGTCTGCTGAACACGCTGACGACTTCTGTTACGGCTGAAGCGCAGGCGTCAATTTCGTTTTGCAACGCAAAGATCGCGGAGATGAATCAGGCGAAGAGCGCGTTGCAGAACATTCCTGAATCGGCGCGCACGAATGTTCAGCGTTTGATGCTGACGCGCTACAACGAATATGCAAGTGAGTTGAACGGGCAGATCGCACGGCTCAATTCAACGATTGATTGTGTGGCTTCTTAAAGGGCTGACTGGAGAAAAACAATGGCGAGAGATTCACGCGAAGATTATCAGAATTACACGACGATGTTCGGTTCAGTTTGGGATGTGGTGCATAAGATTTTTGCAGCCATCGTTACGTTGGCGACAGCCAAGAATTTGAACGGCACCAATTACATGCTGCCTACACTTCCGACCAGCAATGTACGCATAGCCGCAGCTTCAACGGAAGCCGTAGCAGCACAGGCATTGGTTGACTTCGTTGATGTGGTGACTATCACGGAAAGACCTGCCAGCAATCCGACAGTGATTGGAGTTGACCAGATTCTAATCGCCTGGTTCGTTACTCCGACGCAGCCTTATCAATGTCAGATTAAATCAACTCCGCATGATAACGCTGTCGAGTTTGCAAGAGTTCTTGCTTACATTAAAGCTAATAATCTCATTGAGTGGTTTCCCACAGCCGTAGTGGATGGCGCGGCGGTGACTTTAACCTACGGCGTCGCGGGCGCGGCATACAATCAACGCCCTGTTCATAGCAACATCGAAAATCTTGCTGTCAGTGACTTCAATGGCGGCGCACAAGCGTTTGAGCAATTAGAAAAGACTGAGGGAGTCGGCGCACACTTAGTTGACCCCAATACTGGCTCTAAACTTCGCATTAAAGAAGTTGTGGCGTATTCATCTGTTGATTGGAATACGGCCTCTGCGACTCTTCACTTCACGATTCAACCAGCCAACGGCAATCATCTTCGGATTGGTGGCATGGAGTTCGCTTTTGTCACTGGCACTCCTTCACAGCAATATCACGTCCAGATTGGCGCAACGCTCCAAGATACGATGGTCAATCTGACCAATAAAATCAATCAAGATACGATGGCCTACAATCGTTGCTCGGTTGATTACGAGTCGGACGATACAGGCTACATTTTTTATCTCTACGCCAAGATGGTCGGCAGCGCGGGCAATAACATCACGCTTCAAGTTGAGCCGAGCGGCGCAACGATTGTTCAGCCATTTCAAGGGGGCACAGACTTTAGTGAAGTCTTACCGGAGTATGCGCTCGAAGTAACCCCGATTGGTCCTAACGGACTTTCCGTGACGAAACTCGTCGCTGGCGAAGCGCGCACGCCGATTGTTGAGAGCGGAGTCTTGCTTGAGGAGGTGTTAAGTTTAACGCCTCGCGCTCTTAATGAGTCTTTTACTTTTGATTTCGATGGGCTAGGGAAGAACCTAAAACTTGAGATGTTGGTGGTAAACGACACAGGAAGCGTTTATGACGTTGATGTAAATTTCAGTAGAATTTTTGAAGGCATTACAAAAGGACAAACTACTCAATACTTAGGTGAGTTCGGTTTTGATAACGACCCATCGAAAAATGAATCGTCAGATGCTAACCATTTGACGATTCATTTCGGCTTGTCAAGTGAGCCGAATGATGCAAACCCTACCCTTGCTCCGCGTGTTGCAATTCGCATCACTGAAACCTCGCGCAATGCGAAGCTGGTAGGACGAGCAGCATCGGACGGTGCGGATACACCGCTAACAACTGATGATGATGGAAACCTTAACACTATTGTCAGTGGGCCTGTCTTACTCGCTCCTCCCGATCTGCAAAACTTCGGTGCATTCTTTCTAATCAATACAAGTTTGTCAGACGTTATCAATCTTGATGGTCGGACTCCACAGCAAATTTTTATGCCAGCGGCGTGGACAGCCGCCGACATTGCGTTTCAAGTTTCTTTTGACGGAGCAGCTTATGTGCCGCTCTATGACGATGCGGGCGTCCGCATTAAAGCAACTGTTGCCGTGAACAGAGCTATTCATATAGATGGTGCAAAGCTGAAAGGCGTGCAGTCTATGAAGTTGGAATCTATCGCGGTGGGTGGGAGTGCGGCAGTCGTTCAAACTGCTGAACGCTTCATCAAAGTAATCGCTGTATAACGCAGGGCGCGAGTATCCGTTTAGTTGATCGTCAAATGGATAAGTTTTTAGCTGAGATGCACGAAGCAAAGACACCCGAACAGTGCGGCTCGGTGCTAGTACATGTCATTGAGCATTTGACGCGGAGTGATAACAAAGACATCGGCTATATCCTGAGTCTCTATAAATCAAAGATGTCCGATTACAGAAGGGCTGCATTTTTGGATCAGGAAAGGCGTGATGATCTTGGCTCCGATAGTTAA